ACGTGTGGGCCATGGGCGTCATCATGTTTTTGATGGGTTCTGGACAGATGCCATTCAATTCTGAAAATGATTACATCAATGACGTGATTGACAATATCAAGGAAAAGGAACCAAACTACAACTGGATAGAGTCACCCGAATTGAGAGAACTCGTCAAGTGGATGCTCATGAAGAATCCCGAAGATCGTCCAAATGCGGTGGATATACTGAATCACCCGTATTTGAAAGGAGATATTTGGGATCGCTATGAAGGAAAACTTTATCCTGATGAGCGCATCGAAAACTTCAAGCGTCCAAAGAATACCTTCGTCTACTTTGGGCAAGGTTTGACCTTGTAAAACATCTTGTCCACCAGCCAGTTGCGATCCGCGCAGAAGACCTTGGAGGACTTCACGACGTCATTGAATTATAGAATTGTATTGTAGGTGCCATCGATGTAGTAAACCTTTTCCCTACCGAATGACATTATCACCTCGGCGCCTTTTCTTGCCCGGCTTCCAGTGTTACAATATGTCAAAATTCCCCCATTTGGAAGCCTATCAACCTTAGCCTTCGTGATGGACCCCACTGGCATGTGGACGGCACCTGGGTAGTGCCCGAAGTCCCATTCGACCTTGGAGCGGACGTCCACCACGGTCTTGATCTCACCTGACCTAATCATCTTCTTTGCCTTGGCGGCACTGACCAACTGCGACCCGGACAGGGAATAGTAGCGAAGGGCCGCGAACCCCGAGTAGAGGAGACCTGCGATGCCCGAGTAGAAATAGAAGGAGGAACTCATTACTAAAAGCCTATATTATAAGTTGTGTATTCCTGAAAGCCACCCACGAAGCCCCCGTCGATGAACACGAAGGGGTATGTCTTGTGTCCGGTCTCCCTCTTGATAGCCTCGATGTCCACGTCAATGCTGTCATAGAGTTTGTAGGGCGTATTTTGTTGGAAGAGGAACTCCTTGAGCATGTCGCAGTAAATGCACCCGTCCTTTGCGATGACTACCAATCCCTCTCCCTCAAACATTATTACTAATAATAACTTAAACATTTAAAATAATTTAAAAGAAATGTGGGATTACGCAAGAAATGCTATGGGAAACATCTTATGGGGTTTTGGTGCCGGTACCCTTTCGGCGCTATTCCTATCGTGGGTTCCTTCGCTACAAGCTAAAATGATACACAGCATCATCCAAGAACCCTCATTTCCGGTGGAGGTCGTGCTCTCCTACCTTATATACAAGGGCGTGGGGAATATCCTCACCGGTGTAAGGGTGGGATTTGTATCCTACGCGATCGCACAAACCACGCAGGAGGTAAAGTCTCGAGCCGTTTCGAAGAGCTACTCCCTCCCGTACGACTATTTCGTAAAGCACTCATTTCACGACACCATCGAGACCGTCAACAACGAGATGGAATATGCGGTGGAGGGGTTCACTTCGCTCATGAATTTCACGATGCGCATGGGAATGCAAATGTCATTCACCCTATTCATTCTCATGAGGAAGTCATTTCGCCTCACCCTCCTCTGTTTGCTGTGCAGCTTGGGTCACGTATTCGCGCAGGTGGAGTTTTCCAAGCGCTTATACATTCCATCAATACAACCTATTCAAGCGCTGAAGGAGAAACAAGCCAACATCGTCAGGGACCTCTACGAAAAGCTCGAAATCTACCGGACCTACGCAAGAGAGATGGAGGTCTTCTCGGCGTGGGAGAATATTCAAACCGATGTCATGAAGCACCGATTTCTGGAATCCTTCACCTTCGGGGGCATGATCGCCCTCAACTACACCTCCGGCGCCCTCATGGTGGGGCTTTTCACCTTGCTGGGAAAGAATGTTCTGGATAGGGAGACCCTTCACGAATTCATCGTCTACATGCTTACCATCATCCAGTTATTGGAACAGATGGTGGATGTCATCAGGGACACGGAGAAGCGAAAACTGAAGACCAAGAAGATGGAGGCTTTCATGAATTCCGACAGCGAATACGAATGGGGGTTCAGGCATTCGGACAAACCCATGCTATCCCTCGTGAATGTGTCTTTCGGCTACAGCGACGACGACATCTTCATAAGGAATTTCAATCTCAAGGTTCCATACGGAAGGAAGGCGGGTCTCTATGGCATGTCCGGCGCCGGAAAGAGCACCCTTCTAAAACTGATGATGGGTCTCTATGAACAGAACGAGGGCGAGATCCTACTGAACTCCATGCCACTGAAGGAGCACGACAAGGACTGGTACTACACCCGATGCATGTGCTACGTTCCACAGACTCCGGTGCTATTCAAGGACGAACCCATCGCGGACCACGAATTGACGGAAGACATTCCTCGTTCGGGACCCCTCTCGGGTGGCCAACAGCAAAGGGCTGCCCTCGCCTACGCACTCAATCGCAAGCCCGACATCCTATTTCTGGACGAGCCCACATGCCATCAAGACCCAAAGAATACGGAGAAGATTATCCGAATTCTTAAGGAATTCAAGGGTTCCATCGTGGTCATAAGTCACGACCACACCTTTCTAAAACACTTCTGCGACATCACGAAGCAGGTCAGCAGGAAGTGATTTCAAAACGATTGCCAAGTTTCCGACGAATGTCTTTCTCGTGCTTGTCATAAATACCATCGGGACCGATGAAAACCACCGTAGGATTCTCATATCTATGGATGTGTTTTTTCAACTTATCCAACCATTCACATTTTCTCTGTTCAACCCATGGTCCAAAAATACGTATGAGTGATTGACCTTCTTTTAGTAATAGTTTTGTTTTGGTAAGATCATGTGCTTGTGTAAGTTCTGGTGGATACCAATTAAAAACTTGTACAAAATGCTGACTTCCATCAAGTTCAATATGAAGATTTAGTTCAACGATAAAGAAGTCTGTTTTGAGCGATTTCGTTCCGTTTTCATGAACTATCTTCTGTTTAATTATGGTGTAATGTGGAAATAGTTCCTCAATAACCAAAAATAAATATCCCTCTGTTTTGTTGTAACAATAACGACAACCACGCATATTTCTAAGATGATTATCGGGTTTAACTGGAAATGCTCCATGTTTGCGACAATTTATAATAACAGGCGTGCGAATATTTACATAATCCACATCACTGTAGTCGTATGTGTCGCCATGTTTTTCTTTAGCCTGTTCTATGAACTCTTTTGTGCAGTATCTCCGATCACCCCATCTACATTCTGGGACTGGACAACCTGCACCATTCCAATGATTAGAGGGCATTTGAGGAAATTCACCATGACCTTCTACTGGACAAATTATTGTTACAGGCGTACTATTATTTTTGTAATCTACAAGTGAATAATCATATAGGTCACCATGCTTAAGTCTAGATTTTTCAATAAAATCTTCCGTGGTTAGTCTTACGCGTCCACCACATTTCGGGCACCCAGAACCAGCGCTGACATGACTACTAGGCGTTTGAGGAAATTCGCCGTGACCTTCTATTGGACAAATGATAGTTAGTGGTATGTCAGAAAGTAAATATTTAGATTTGGAATAATCATACTTGTCGCCATGCACCTCCCTTGCTTCTTCTATGAATTTTTCTGTAGTTTTCTTTCTACATGTACGACATCCACCATATCCAATGAGGTGTAGTCTGGCTCGTGTCGTAAATTCACCATGTTCTGGACAATTGATGGTGATATTTGAACGACCGTTTGTATAAATGCTTTTTGAATAATCATACCTGTTGCCGTGAACTTCTTTTGCCTTCTCTATGAATTTTTCTGTTGTAAGGAGAACTGGCATTCTGTATTAGTTTATTAATCCAAATTTTTAAATAAAAGACTAAGAAAGTTAGGCGGTGAGAGATATCCTGTCGCTGTTCCTCACCGAACCCCTAGGGGCATCGAACGCCCTCTCCACGGACTTGAGAACGGATTTGCTCACAGCACCATCGTAGCGGATGAATCCCTGCTTGTGACCAAATTCAAACATGTTCATCGTGAATATCTTGGTGAATACACCGTTGGAGTCAAACACCTTCTCGGGTCTCTTTCCGGAAAGTCTTATTATCTCCTTTATACGGAATTCCTTTGAACACCTGTACCCCGTATCGAAACCGAACCCTTTTCCAACGAGACGATTTCCTATTTCAGCGTATATCATCTGAATAACAGGTTTCTTTACCTTTTCCCACGGCGTCACGAAGGGGTCGTTGTTGATTCGGACCCCGTGCTTGTAGGACCCCTTCCCCTCGGCGAGGTACATCGTGACCTTGATTCGCTTTGTCCTTTTCTTGGCATCCTTGACGGTCTTAACGCGGGTCTCCTTTTTGGAGAGGGGAATTTTGCTAGGATTCTTGGATTGCATAATTTTCCTCACGAACTTGGGTGCCCTTATGGCCATGACGGCTCCATCCACGCCCCTTTTCTGCACGAGGGGTTTTCGGGTGAAGGGATCCCTAGGGTTATTGGCTTTCAGCAACCTCAAAACGGTCTTGTTGGAGTAGACATCGGGTCTAATCATTTTCCCCGTCTTGGAGTTCGCAAGCACAAATGCATTCCTCCTATTCACGGGATCCATGGTGACGGCATTAGTTATTTCGTCTTGTTCCTGAAGTGCTTGCTGTATTTCCTTGTCCTGCATTATGATTAATAATAGGTTTGAATATTTTTTCTCTAACCATGTACAGTCTTTTAATATAATTTTTTACATTTTGATTATTAAGATTAATAATTTTTCCAATAGTATTCATATTTTTTCCTTGACTTAATTGTTCTATTATCTGATTAGCCATATCATTATTCACCCCATTTGGTCTACTTACTTTTGAGAGCGCTTTCATCAATAATCTTTCGCGTTCGATTTGAGGTTTAAGGTATCTACAATATACTTTGTTTACATTATGCGAACATTCCATTATTTTAGTTTGGGTAATATTTTCTATTTTATTTGCTTTAAAATTATTTACAATAATACCTTGTATCTGTGGTTTTAAATTTATTTTTATATTTTCTGTTTTATTTACACTTAAAAAAATATAATTATCGTCATTTGAATCGTATAAGATATTTAATGGGTTTTTGCTACTTTTAGCTATACTTATAGCTATATTTACCGCAGAGCTATCTCCGGATGCAAATATTTTTTTATTTATAATACAATATACAATTTGACCAATATCTCCTAATGTTTTTGCTGAAACTGGACTATTCGGATTTACTACTTCTACTCCACTACGTCTTTTTGTTTCTATGTTTTCTCTAGTAGGCATAAGAAAAATATGATTTGATGTAGTTTTTTTGGTTGGGTATCCCGAATCAAGTTTCCATCCTGAATAAACGTCTCCTAAATTAAATTCATCCCACAATTTATAAAAAAGTTGTTCTTCATTATAATAATTTTTATTCCTAAGGAATTTAAAATCGTCGTGGATTATGTCGTTATAAAAACTTCTAAATAATTCTGGATCATCTAGATCCACCGTGAAAACATCTTTTCCATTTTTTCCATAATAAAAATTATCATCAATATCAAGTAGTTTTAAATCCTCCGTTAAGAACTTAAAAAATTGGTCTGTATCATCATTTTTAATAATTTTTGAAATTTGTCTTTTTATAAGTTCACGAAGTTCCTTTTTAGTTCTTTGATGTTTAAACATACCAGTAGTTAATGTTCCATTCTTTGTTATTATTTGATTTCGATATTCATCTTTCATTATTTCGATACTAACTTTACGTTTTTCTACATTTGATGCATTAGAATAATTATATATAACCCAAATAAACTTATTGCTAAATTTTATCCTAAAAATTATAGGGGAAAAATTTATTATGTATCTTGGGTAAATTTCTGATTCGGTTATTCTATAATTTTTATTTTTTATGGAATCCCATATTTTATAATTTTTTCTTATGAATTTTTCAAAATTATGTTGTTTCAAGAATACTTGACCATTGTCATAAAGCCTTGCTAGATTATTATCCACCGGACAACCAAGATCTACCAATTTTGTGAATCTTCTGTCATCTTGATTTTCATGGTCAATACTCAAAATAAATTTTTTATAATTATTTTTGTCAACCTTTATATAATATGCAGAATTAAACGTTTTAAAATTTATTATATTTTTATTTTTTTTAAAAGTATTTTCTAAAAGTATCTTATTAGTTGTTGATGTACTTGAAACTACTTCCTTCCCCTTGTGTTTTATAAAAGTGCCATTGAAAACATTTTCATTTATATTTATTTTTCTTTTCTTCACGCTATTTTGTATATTTTTTTTAGTTTTGGGATTGGTGTTTTTTGTAATTGTGCCATAGTAAGACTTTCCGGAATTTACTAACTTTCTAGAAAATTTTATCCAATCTGCTTCTTTTCGAGATTTATTTAAATTTTTTGAGTATACAACCATTTTTTTACGAATATCTTTTTTTATCAATCCTTTTCTTAATTTTACACCATCCCACATTTTTTCAATCAAAGAATTTGTGGCATTAGGATGCAAGGTTTTAATTTTTATTGCGAATTTGTTATAATTATTCCCTTTACTTGAACCAATTGCAGCATTTTTTTTCTTACTTTCTTTTTCCAACTTCATCATCCTCCACAATTTTGCAAGCAATTCTTTTTTTGCTGTAATGTGATAGTTTTCAAATCTTTCGTCATTTTTCAATTTTTCAAGTTCACTTGTCATGAAATTTTTATATCCTTCATTATTTCTAATATTTGTATTATTAATATTATTATTACTATTATTACTATTGCTATTACTATTGGTATTGGTATTACTATTACTATTACTATTGGTACTACTATTACTATTATTACTATTTCTTGTTATCCTTTTTCCTAATACTCTTTTTTCATATAGTTTTTTAGCCTCATTCATAGTCATATTTGGGTTTTTGTAGTCATATTTATAGTATCTAAGTATACTATTTCGTTCTTGATTTTCAAGATTTTTCCATTCTTTTTTTTTTAAAGTTGTTTTAATAGGAGGAGACATATCCTTATTAAAATAATGATTGAAATTAATTCTTGACCATTCCGGCTTCCCTTGCGAGGTGGACCCTTCACCAAAGATAGGTTGATAACTTCGTGAAGCAAGTCAAATTTTTCATTCAGGTTCTGTTTGAAGGGAAGGCGGTCAGGCACAGAAAGAGGTTGAGACATGTTTCTTCCTTATGACTACGAGAGTTATACTTTTGAACAAATAAAGGAAAGTCTATTCTTAGGAAAAATAAAAATAAACAAGGTGGACATCAAGGGGGAAACTCTACTTTGTTATTGTTCAAAAATGGGATATGAAACACTAGTAAAAATAATACTAGAAAACCCGGAAGTTGATGTGAACTTGGGTAACGACTGCAATACTACGCCCCTGATAAACGCGTGCATGAATGAACATTTGAATATTATCAAGCTTCTTTTGGACATGCCCGAAATTGATATCAACCTCTCAGACGAATTTGGAATGACTCCACTCGCCTCTGCAACTATAACCGGGAATAAAGAAATCATAGACATTTTGAAGAAGAAGGGGGCTCATGTCGACCATACGCCCATAACGGCGAGCAAGCTGGGTTTGGTTGACGAATTGAAAAAATCAATTAGAGTTTCGGGGTGTGATGTGAACATGCGCGACGAGTTCGACAGAACCGCTCTCCATTGGGCGACAAACAACGGACATTTGGAAGCTGTAAAAATTCTTCTAGATAATGGCGCCAAATTATTCATCAAGGACGAGGATGATAATCAACCATTGGATTTGGCTCGTGACGAAAATATAAAATGTCTTTTGATTGAAAAAATTTATAATATAAAAAAATCAAAAAATATAAGAGAAAAAATCCCTCTTCCTCATAATTAATTCTTGACCATTCCGGCTTCCCTTGCGAGGTGGCGATCGGGTCCGTGGAAGGTGGGTCCCTTCATCAAAAAGGAGTGCACCCTAGCGTAGCCCCACTGCTGCCCCGTGGCACCCGGTCGGTGACCTGTCCTCCACGCAGCCAGTCCCTTGTTGTAGACCCTTTGAATGATGTTGAGCGTAACTCCGGTGGCTTTCGCCTTCTCGTTAAGGGACTTCGCATTCGGGTATTTCTTCATGAACTTTCTAGTCCACGAAGAGGTGCGCGTCTTCATCCCCTCGTCCGTCTTGAACGGTCGGTAGTTTTTCAAAAGGATCTTCTCCACCCGATCCTTGACCTGTTTTTTAAATTTCAAGCCACGGAAATATTTCAATGGGACGTATACCTTTCTCGTTCCTTTGGCTTTTTTGATTGCATCCCTCAGTTCCTTATCGGTTAGCATTCTACTATACTACTCCATTTTAAGTTTCCCTAGGATGGGTTTTCTGCACATGGGACACTTTTCTATGTTCTTGTTGCATTCCAAGTGAAAGCAGCAGTGACCGCACGGATAGGCGACGCAGTTTGGGTCGGGTTCGAAGCATATGACACAATTCGGTTCCCTTCTAATGGTTGAGGGTACGCTATCCATCCCCATGAGGAGTTCCCTCGTTTCCAAATCGTAGGCTACCATCTCGGGCGTTTCATCGTCTTCATTTCTGAGTTCCGGATTGGCTCCGGCTTCCATGAGCATCTTCACTATCTCCTTGTTCCCATCTTCAGCAGCCCTGTGAAGGGGAGTGCAATCGCTTTCGTCCCCTAGATCCACGTCCACGCCGTCCACGGACAGAATGTATTCCACGAATTCCGTATATTCCAGATCCACGGCTCCGTAGAGAAGGGTGTAACCATACGTGTCCATTTCGTTGATGTCCTCTAACTCCAACTTTTTGAATTCCTCTAGGTTCCTACATTCCAATGCCGATCTCGGCGTGAACCTATATTCCGCTCCAGCTTTCAACAGTTCTTCCTTTATCATTTCATAATTTTCACTATGATTCGTGATTCTTTGAATTACTTCTTCCGCGGTGGAGAGAGGTGTGTATCCGAAGTCGTCCAATAGGTTAAGATCTACACCGGGAGTTTCAATAAACAGCTTCACCAATTCCACATTATTCCTTTTGACTGCGATGTGCAGCGGTGTTTCTCCGTTCGTGTTTGTGGCGTTAACGTCGATGTTGGGAAGTGTCAGAAGTATCTTTGCGATGTCCACCTTCCCTTTCATTCCGGTGGTGTAGTGGAGTGCCGTGAAACCCATGCCGTCCTTGATGTTGGGATCCACCCCAGGCACCTTGGCGATTTCCTCGACGATTTCTTTGACGACCTTGAACCTAGAGCAAGCCGCTATGAGTGGCGTTTCCTTATCATTTTCATCTTTACCGATCGTATTTATATCGTATCCCTCTTCTATAGCCTTTTTTACATTGTCTACGTCACCGTAGTTGATGTATTTGAACAACATCCCTCTTAAGAATTATAACCAAAACTCTAAATAGGATGACCGAGTGCAGCATATGCTTTGATGACATCACCGACAAATCTATCACCATCATGAAGCCGTGCGGGCATTTCTTCTGCTACGACTGCATAAGGGATTGGAATGAGAAGGGAAACCAGACGTGCCCCCTTTGTCGCGAAGTCACGCTGAGCCCCATGGAGCGTTCTACTCACGAGGAGGTGGTTCGTGATGACCCCATCGTGGATAAAATGAGTGCCGTGATATGTCTTCTATCAACCGTAATTTTTTGTTTGGTATACTGAGGTTTATTTTATAATGTAATTAATAATGCCAGACCACGATCACAAGGAATGCGACAGGACTCCGCCGGCGGTGAACTGGAAGTGCATCTGGTTCACATTTGCACTGGCAGGGGGCTACTGGTACCTTCCCCCAAAAAATAAATGGGTTCTCCTTGCCCTACTGTACTTCCCTTACTTGGTTTTGGCTTACTACGATCACTATTATAGTTGTAGGCGCAATATGGGACCAACGGTGCTTGCCCTATTCTATTCTTGGGCAAAGCCTCAAGATTCCGAACAAATCAAGGTCTACAAAAATTGGTGCCCGGACATCAAAAATAAGGTATTCATGGTGGACATGGTGGTTCTTGCCGTCCTAGTTGCGATTGCACCGGCATTCCTTAGATGGAAACCATCTTAATTATACCCTCTTTTAGTGTCACCATGGGTTCCCAGTTCAGGGTTTCCTTTATCTTGGTGATGTCCGGCCTCCTTCGCATGGGGTCGTTCTCCGTCATGGGAATGTATTGGACTTCTAGTTTCTTATTCGTGACATCTTCCAAGACTTTAACGAGTTCATTTATTGTGATTTCACTGGGATTTCCCACATTGAATGGACCCGAGTGTTCGGATTCCATGACCTTGATGAGGCCCTCCACGCAGTCGGTGACATATTGGAAGGATCGGGTCTGTGTTCCGTCGCCCATCACGGTAAGTGGCGCGTTATTCTTCGCCTGTTCCAGAAATGTGGAGATGACCCTTCCGTCATTCTTCGCCATTCTGGGTCCGTAGGTGTTGAAGATGCGCACTATCTTCGCGTCGGTTCCGTGGTTTCTTCGGAAATCCATCGCGAGGGTCTCTCCCACCCTCTTTCCCTCGTCGTAGCACGCCCTCTCGCCCAGGGTGTTCACATTCCCGTAGTATTCTTCCCTCTGTGGATGTTCGGTGGGTTCTCCGTATATTTCCGAGGTGCTTGCGATGAGTACCCTCGCCTTCCTTTTTTTGGCGAGTTCTAGCACGTTGAGGGTTCCCAAAAAGCAGGTCTTGGTGGTGTAGACGGGATCCCTTTTATATTGGACGGGACTGGCGGGGCACGCGAGGTGATAGATTCTGTCCACCTCATAATCCATGGGTTCGCATACATCCCTTAGAACGAATTTGAAGCGTTCGTTGTATATGTTGTGCGAGACATTTCCAGCGTTCCCCGTATAATAGTTGTCTAGGACGGTGACATGGTGTCCCTGCTCGAGGAGTTTATCCACGAGGTGACTTCCCAAGAACCCGCACCCCCCGGTGACAAGTATTTTCATTGAGTAACTAGTTTTCTATTTATTTAAAAGAATAAGTTTTATAAATTCTATATAAAATGTCTTTTAATAGACTAAGTAAACATCATGTTTACACTAGCAAAACCGATTGGGTGATAAATGTTCCTGACACGGGAAAAAATACCTGTCCATATAACGTTCCCGGTAATAAATTGAAGAAATTAATAAGTGTTAATAACGAAGAAGATAAAAACCCTATAATATATTGTGCTCATTATGGATGTAATAATTTAGCTGAGTGTGGAGGTCACGTGTATCGTTATGACGAGCAAGGTGATGTTTCGGAAGATGAAGTATATATCGTGCATATATGTTCAAAATGTAATCACCATACAAAAACGGAAGGGTATCCCTTGAAAAGAGGTAGTGTTTATGCCCAAGTATTGCCAGTTTATTAATCGTCTAAAAAAGAGTCCTCTTCACCGTATTTCTTCTCTTTATCGTCTTCTTGCGAGGTCTTTTGGGCGCACCTGGAGGCGTTCTGGGTGAAGTTTTTGGAGAAGACTTTGGCGTAGTCTGCATGGTCTTCTTCTCATACATGTTCACTATCTTCATCTTGATGTCAACCGGAAGGTTCTTGAACCACTTGGTGAGTGTTATGTCCGTATTTCTGTTATAGTTTCCAAACATCTTTCTGTTAATTTCCCTCCGGGTGCTTTCTGGGATGCGCATTTAACAAAAAGAAACAAAAAATATTTAATGAAGGAAGAGTTCGTTGACGAGTGCAAGAGACTTTCCCGTCTGTCCAACCTTTCACACAAGCACGGCGCCGTGATCATAATGAACGGTGAGATTGTGGGGAGGGGGTACAATTACTTCGAGAGGACTCACGCATCCCTGAGTATTCACTCCGAGGCGGCAGCCATCATCGATGCCAGGAAGAGGATTTCCAGAAAGGACTTCAAGAAGTGCACGCTTCTGGTGGTGAGGACAAACAACAGTCACGAGCTGAAACTTTCCCGCCCGTGCGAAATGTGTAGGGAACTTTGTGAAAATTATAAGATTGACCGAATTGTGTATTCAACTTAAAGAGAAGGGACAAATAGTAATCACGAAAACAATGAACAATCTGGTAGTGCAGAAGATGCATTCGGACGCTATGATTCCCACCCGTGGAACGGAACTATCGGCAGGATATGATCTCTACGCCTGTTCGGACTGCGTGGTTCACGAGGGGAAGCGTTTCGTGGTTTCTACGGGCATTCGCATAAAGATTCCCGACGGGTGTTATGCCCGCATAGCAAGTAGGTCGGGACTGACGGTGAAGCACGGGATTGAGGTGGGTGCCGGAGTGATTGATAGGGACTACGAGGGTGAGATTAGGGTGGTTCTCTTCAATCACGGGAACCGTCCATTCCATGTTCGGCAAGGGTATCGTATTGCCCAGCTCATCTTGGAGCGTTACGAGCACGTCCCTGTGGTGGAGGATCCCAACCTTTACCCCCAAATTCCGGTTCAGGCTCCAAATCCCGAGGATGTTCCTTTGCCTTCATTCGTATCTGCAAGAGATAGACCTGATTTAATTGATTGCGCCGAGGAACAGGGTTTTATCCCAAGAAGTGTGGGTGGTTTTGGTTCAACGGGCGTTTGATTTTTAGTTAAATAATTAATTCGGGTAGTTATTATACTTGCTAAAGCAAACTATAATGACTTACTTTCCATGGCTTTACCACAAGGATGACAAGGGTGTCCAGATGTGGTGGGTGTGTCCGGAAAATGATAAACTCAAAATAACATACGGAACGATTGGAAAGTTTCACAAGACGATATATAAGAATAATAAAGGCGAAAAGGAAGCGGCTTCCATGTTTAGGGAAAAGGTCGACAGGGGATACCTGATGGCGACGGAGTTAAAAGATAAGTTGGAATTGCGTCCCATGTTGATGAATTCTTACAAGTATTACCCCTTTGCCCTTGAGGGAACCGTCTGCTTCCAGCCAAAGATGAAGGGAGAGCACATGCTAGTTGGAAGGATGTTTGCCGTGAATGCCAGGGGTGAGGAAAGGGAACCTCCGAGGGTTGAATTGGAGGAGGGTGAGTTTCTCGACGTGTGTTTTCGCGATGGGGTCTATTACGCTTCAGATTATTTCAAGTTGACCCAATTAGATTCTCCCTTTACCCAGCGATACCACGAACTCCTATTGAAGCGGCTTCCCGAAAACATTAAGGTGGTGGAGGTGGTGATGCGGGACAAAAGGGACACGGAAACACTTTACACTAAATACGCAAGCGAGGGTCACGACGGAATTGTATTGAAGCACCCCAAGGGCAAGTACCTTCTCGACCGAAGGAGCATGCACTGTCTGGAGAAGACGGTGGAGAAGATGATAACGGTGGAAATAGTCGGCGTGGAGATGGGCGAGGACGGAACACCCACCTGGCTATGTGAGGACGAGAACATGGATGAATACAAGGTAAAGTCTGTAAACTGCACTTGGGAGGAGAGGGGTGCGATGATCGGCACTGAAATAAATATACCAAAACATTAGTAATGTGGATAATATTAACAACCTTAGCATTAGGTACTTTCTATGTGTACATGATGGTAAGGTTCATAATTGTGGCTATAAAAAATACAAGATAATATTAGAACATGATAGTAAACATAAATTCCTACGACGATTTCGTGAAGAGGCGTCTTCCCTTTGCCGTCAACATTCCGTGGGAGGATATAAGGGAGGTGCTAAACAATATGAAGAAGCACAAGTTGAGTTTTTTCAGGTTGGAGATGGTCGGTTTGGGTTTGTTTTCCAAAAAGGGTCGCATGCTTCCCCACCCGGACGAGGAATTTATTTTCTACGCAAACGAACGTTTCTCCAACGAACCACAATATGCGGCAGATGCTTTTCGATCGTTTGGATACAAAAATGTGAGCGTCCTTCAAGAAGGGCTTTATAGATGGGATTACTATGTGGAGAAAGATAATGAGTTTCCCCTTAGGGACTATGAGGAGTATTAGGGTTTACATAAATGACATTTACATCCTCGTTTTATATCATATAACCAACGCGACCCAGACATTTAAATATTATTTTTCCTTCTTGTTTAAATAAGATTTGAAATCACAACTAAAACATTTATCATTCTTTAAGTTTCATTGTCATGATGGCCATGGCTGCGTAGTTGTGGAGGTCGATGAGTGTGTCCCTCAAACCTTCATCGTCAATCAGGGTGATCCCCTTGTTGGTGATGGATTGAAGCCTTTGGAGCTTGTCACCTATGCGGACGAGAACCCCCACGGGCCCGTAGGTGGCAAATGCGTCACCGTAGTCTGCATTCTTGCGCTTGAACAGTTCGAGACCCTCTGCTTGGATCTCCTTCATCTGTTCAACTCGGTCTGCCATCGTTATTAACTATTTTTTCTTTTTTGTTTAAAATCTGTATGTAATCCACATGACATTTTTCTCATTTGTAAAATCTTCATATATATAATCATCTTTACAAAAATCTAAGTTATATTCGTTCTCATTGCCACTTTGTGAAATAGTGTTAAATCTTACATGTGCATCGTGGAAATTTTTAAATCTTCTGGAACTTGTACTGTCTCCTTCTTTATACATCCTTACATTGTTTAACGACCTGTTTTCGATGTTAAATTTCTTTACATTATTAACATCAAAAATACTTATTTTTTTAGTCAAAATTCCTTTGACCAAATGTTCGTGAAATAATTTCTTGTAGCCTCTTTTCCCGTTTAATTTTAAATTTACGAGACTAGATAAAATTTCTTCATCGTGTACTTCTAATTTCACTGGAATAGCTTTATCTGAATTTTCAAAGTCGGTTTTGTTATAGTACTCGAGTTTCAAAGACATTAAATCTTTCATATTTTTTATATTTTTTTCAATGCATTTCTTAATTTCAGAAGTACAAAATACATTCATTTTTTTCACATATTTTTTTGCTCCGGTGCCTCTTCCTGCCATTTGCATCAATCTGTTTTCTAAAAGTAGATGGTAATTTGACAAAACAAAATGGGTAAAATTAAATCCCGTGGTATTGAAAGTTATTCCCCTTTCAATAAGATAATTGCCAGTTAACGCAAGATTGACGTTTGGATTAAGTTCGCACCATTTTACTAGAACGTCTCTTAACTCACCTTCTATATTGTGGTCATTTTTGAATTTAGACTCTTCAATTTTTTTCCCGTCGGGATATATGAATCCCTTAAAATCGCCATTCATAAGGAAAGAACAATAATTTTTATTCTTAAAAAATGTCACCAACTCTTCGTGACTTCCAACTCCTTCTTTATCTTTATACACATGACCGGGAGCAAAAATAATAACTCTACCATTATTTTCGTCTATAAAACCCTTTGAGAAGAGTTCCTTTATATATTCAAGTGGGTTCTGTGTTTGATTGTTGAATTCTATGATGTTATGTTCACTAAAAGACATATAATTTTCAAAATCGCTAAAAAACATAGTATTCATTTCATTCATATTCAATAATTTGATAATACCATGTTTACTTAGCATTTCCCAAAATTTTTTATATGGAGTAGCAGTGATAAACAATATACCTACTATACATTTTAAATATTTTTTTATTTTGGTTATAAACTTTTTCGTTACCTCTAGATTAACATCCGCTTCGTCAAAAGAAATATGAAATTTTAATTTTTTGTTGGAATTTGTCTCCAAATATGTTGGATCTGAACCGGAAATTGAATCTATTAATTTTACTATATCCTGACATACTCTTTTTTGGTGATAACAGACAATAAGAATATTAGGCAAATCTTTCTTATTTTTAGTTTTAACTATATCTACAATATAGCTATCGATATTTTTGTACTTGACACTCTTTGATGACAAAATATTAATTTTCACGTCTTCGATGTCTCTAAACTTTTTTTCCGTTCTATATTTCCATTGTTCCGTCTCTGCTAAACTTTTGTTAGTAACCACAATATCCAACATATGAAATTTAGTTTCTTCTGAATTTATAATGTATCTTTTAAAGATGTCGCTCAAAACATCTTCAGTTTTTCCCTTAACAAATTGCGTAAATTTTGTACACAATTTGAAACGACACTCTTCTTCGTTTTCGTACATACTATCTGTACGAGTTTTTTCTTTAAAAGTAAATTACGCACCTCAATAATTTTTTTAACTTTTTAAAGATTTTCGCGCATGGTAAGTAAATGCCAAAGGGCGGTGAGCAGACAGACAGGGATCGCAAGAGGGAGACGAAAAAGAAGGAGAAGGACAAGTCGAAGTTTAGTCAAAAGCACATTAGGATTAAGCAATTAGAGAGAAGCGACTAAATGCTTAGTATCATGAAACAAGTACATAGGCACGGGTTCGTTAGGTTGGTCGACACCATGCCGAGGGAAGACCTTGACCACGCCATCGTTCAAGCCGCGAGGGTGAGTTACGGGGAGGGCACAAAGAGCGTTCGGAGTGACCGAGGACTCATCCGCTACCTCCTACGAAACGATCACTCCACGCCCTTCGAGATGGTAGAGTTTAAATTCCACATTAAGATGCCCGTTTTCCTAGCACGGCAACATATGCGACACAGAACCGCAAGCATCAATGAGATCTCGGGAAGGTACTCGGAACTGCCCGAGGAATTCCATGTCCCTGAGGACCTTCGTGGACAGTCCAAGGTGAACCATCAAGGGTCTGAAGGGGTTCTGGAGACGCCAGAAGCCATGGTGCTCCTTCGTGATCAAAAGGCGTCGTGCGAACATGCGTTTGACGTCTATCACAAGATGCTGGAACAGGGCGTGGCAAGGGAAACGGCACGAGAGCACCTTCCTCTTTCAACTTACACTATTTTTTATTGGAAAATTAATCTGAAAAATCTTTTACATTATTTGCGTCTCAGGTTGGATTCGCACGCTCAATCAGAGATTAGAGAGTACGCTAACGCAATCTACGATATCATCAAACCCTTGGTGCCAGCTGTTTGTGAAGCCTATGAGGATTATGTTCTGGGTTCTGTCACTTTAAGTAGGTTGGAGATTGAGAAAATCAACAATTTACTTCTAAAGCGCAAGGTGGAGATGTTCGTTTCAAAAGAGGAGGAGTCGAATTTCCAAAAAAAATTAAAGAGGTTGGGAATTCCGATTTAAGCTTAAAGGGACGGGTTTAGTACACTATTAGAATGAAGACCTGTTCGAAGTGTAATTTAGAATTGCATTTGGAACAGTTCAACAAATATAAGAAATCTAAGGACGGACACAGGCCCCAGTGTAAGGCATGTGATAAAATATACCGCAAAGAAAACAAGCAAAAGATAAGCGAACAAAATAAGAAATACCGCGAAGATCACAAGCAAAAGATAAGCGAACAAAATAATAAATATCGTGAAGAACACAAGCAAAAGATAAGTGAATACGGAAAGAAATACAATGAAGAACATAGGGAGGAGAAGAGAGAATATAGTAAGAAATACAGCGAAGAAAACAAGGAGAAAATAAGAGAACAGCAAAAGAAATACCGTGAAGAAAATAAGGAGGTTATAAAAATAAGGAATAAGAAATACAACAAAGAAAACAAGGAGAAAATAAGCGAACAGCAAAAGAAATACATTAAAAACCGAAGGAAGACGGATGAGGGATACAGAATATTGGATAATCTTCGACGCAGATTAAACCTCGCCCTAAAAGGAGCCAACAAGTCCGCATCGACCATGGAGTTAGTGGGGTGTTCCATCGAATTTCTACAGGAATACCTAGAGAAGACCAAGGTGGAGGGGAAGGACTACACCGATGGCGAGGTAGACCACATTCGCCCGTGCGCCTCCTTCGACATGTCTGATCCGGAACAGCAGAGGGAGTGCTTCCACTACACCAACCTCCAGTGGCTCACCAAGGAGGAGAACAGGAAAAAAGGAGCTAAACTATACCGGTCTTGAAAAAATGGAAAGATCGTGGACTCTGTTTTTTACAGATTTCGGGACGACGGATTTCAGGAATTCACCATGTTCTCTTGCTCTCCTCGATCTGTTAGGTGGTTTGTAGCGTTCGCCTGGTGCCAACTCCCTAGGTTCGTAGTATTTTGGTTCTGGTATGACAAGTGGTTTGGATGACGAAATTGTGGTTGGTTTGACAAATTCTTCATTTTCATCCTTGAGTGGATTAAGGCACTGCAGAATGCGATCCCATTCCTCTTCGGTGAGTTCGGGTCTTTTGCACTCCTCTTCCTTGAAACCGAATTTCTCGTATATTTCAATTCTATCTTCGTAGTCCAATCCCTCAATTTTTTGGAGCAAATCTTCCATTTCTCGGTTTCTGAGTTTGTTTCTCATCGTTGCTTTTTCGTTGCATATGGGGCACCTTTTGATGACCCTCTGCCTTGCGTTCTTGTTGCAGAAGTCGTGGCACGGTTGATCGTTCTCGTCGTACCTGAGAATGTATTCGTTGGTGATGACGAGTTTGCACTTCGCGCAGTGTATTTTGGGGTGTTCGTAAGGGATGCAGTAGTTGTGGAGATCGTGTTCGCACCGGGTTCTCGCCATGTTGACCCTCCTGATGGGTTCTTCGCACGCGGAACAACACATCATTCTATAAAAGCAATCTATTATTCCTTTAAGTCTACCTCTTCATGACATTTCCGCAGGCGTGGCAGCTCACGAAGATGGTCATGGGTTCGTCTGCGGATCGGGTTTGCTTTTCCACATAGCTCGTTTTCCACGAGAAGCACTTGTTGCACTTGAACATTCCATCGGGTCTGTCTTCGAGTCTGGTGACCACCTCCTCTTCTTTCTTCGGGGGCACGATGTCCCAAGGTTCCACGTTGTGGAGTTCCTTGAGTTTGAATTCATTTTTTACAATTTTGTCTAGCAATTTTGTGGTTTCATTGTGTCTGATAGCGAATATAAGGGATCTAACTCTGGAATTAAAAAGTTCCAAGAAGTTTGGATTTTTCCAGTTTGCCCTCGTGTCTGTTTTCACATAGGGCATGTTCTTGAATGGATTGGGAGGAGACACCATCGTGTCGCTTAGGTTTTCCTCGGTGATGAAGTTTATGGCTGCCAACTCTTCCTTTTTCGTTTCCTTATTTGCATGAACCTTTTCCACCTCCTCCCTATACTTGATGCTTCTCCACAGTTCCTTCGACCTCATGTAGTTGTCCTTGTCGATGGTGACTATGGTTTCGTGGAGGGACTTTCTCATGAAAGAGAGCGTCTCTAACTCTTTCTCCATTTCTTCAATTTCTCTCTTTTTCGCCAAGACTGCCAGCCTGTAAATGATTCGTTTCTTGACGGGCGCCTCCCTTTGGATGACATCATCGAATTCCGTCGGTTGCGTCAGGTAGATGTTGGGTTTGAATGTTCTTTTGGGTTTGTAGAATTGTTCATAGTTTTTGATCTTGACGAGGTTGAGTTTGATTTCGCTTTTGATTCGCTTGATGTCTTCCATCGTCCTCGCGTGCAGTATCTCCGCGTCAGCCTTTTCCTGAATTTTTTTCGGTTCGGAATCTTTGGGTGGCACGAGTTCCTTCACGCCTTTAGGGAACACGCGTTTCTTTTTGAGTTCTATGAGTTTTCTTTGATTGTCGAGAAGGGTTCTCGGTGCCCTTTGAAGTTTTCCGTTCACGTTTACGAAAGCTCTGGGGTGTTCCTGAACGAAGTCCCACCAGGGGCTATTCTTCCAATCCCCGTCTTTCCCCATTTTCCTTCCAGTGTCCAGATACTTGGTCTCTGCGGGGAATTCCATGTTTCTGAGGTGCTTCACCGCCCAGTTTTTCGCACTCTTGACTAATCCAACTGACAACTTCTTATGAATGTCTTCATTTTTATCCCTCCCCAACACATTCATAAAAAGTTCCACGGCTTTGGTTTCGTGGCTCATGTTCAAAGATATCCTTTTCGTAGGATCTGACCTACCTGAATAATTATTTTAACTTTTTCACCTTCAATTGCTGTGAGTTTCTGTTTCGTTTTACCTCGTTTGGGTCTTGCGTCTTCTTTCCCAACTTGTTTGAGTTGTATGTCTTTTGGTGTAGATTCCAGAACTGCTGTGACCCCACCCTGAATGATTTTCTCACCTTGGCCTTGTACCAGAAAACGCAATCTTCGATCTTATTGGACTTGGATGTATTGTCAAGTACCAGAACTTCGTAGTTTTCCGTGCAGGCATTCATGACCTGATTGAACATGTCGAAATTTGGGAATATACCGAAGAATGATTTATAAATCTTTTCCCTATTCTGAATGACATTTTCCCTCGCAACGAACACGTAGTCCACGTTCGCGCGCAAATCGGGGCTTAGATCCATACAATACTGCATCGTCAACATAAAAAATATCTTCCAGTGTCTTCCATTCATGAAGCACTGGCGTATGCACGAGTCTTTTAGGAATTTCTTATCGTACATGCAGTCGTCCATGAGTATGAAGCTTCCTATGTCCTTCGATGTGAGGGGTGGCTTTCCCGGGGGCGTCTTGAGATTCACCATCTTCCTCTGCCTGTCTATCACCCTTTCCACTATTTCCTTGTCATATTCTCCGTAGATGAATAGGTCTGGTATGAATTGTTGATACCAGTGATTTCCCTCCTCCGTCGCCGACATGACCACTCCGGCGGGTAAATACTTCTTGTGGTAGAGAATATCCGTCACCAGGGTCGATTTTCCTGTGCCTCTTTTTCCAATAAAAACACACACCTTGTCGTCCGGGATGGTCGTTGGGTCAAATTTTTTGAGTTGAATGTTCATTCTACAAGTAAATACGCATTTTTTCCAATCTTTTTTTAACACATCTTAGTAGAATGCGGCTTGCCGTTAAGGGACTTCAAGATACAATATTGACAGGGACCCCCGTGGTTTCCTACTACCAGAAAATTTTCACGAAGCGTTCCACCTACACTTCGGAAATGATAAGACTGCCATTCGATTCGGTGATACGCTTCGGGGGAGAGGCATTCTGCACCATTTCCAACGACATCTGTGACATCATCACCGGTTTCTATTTGGATTTCAATTACGATAATTCCCAAAGTATCCCCCAAGATGCGGGTCACGCCCTGCTGGATAAGGTAGAACTTCTTGTGGGAGGTCAGACCATAATATCCCTTACTGGCGAGATCATTTCCATCCAGTCAAACCTCACGGACGACCAGCGAACTCGAGACAATTACAATGCAATGTGTCTGAGATCGGCTTCGGAAAATGGCTACGGATACAGCGTTTCCGGAAAGAAATTCATGGTAGAGCTTCCATTTTTCGGTAAGGGATATAAAAATTCCTTCCCCCTTCTTGCCCTAAATAGACACTCCCTTCAGGTGAGAATTTACCTCCGACCGGAGTCGGAACTCCCCGACGTCGTTTTGCCACAGGTTGAGTTGTACATTCAGGCTGTGTATTTGGAAAGGGAGCACCGCAATTTCTTTTTGGGGAGACCCCTCGACTATGTGATCGTTCAGGCACAACTTGCCAGGGTCACCCTTGGAAATCTAAACCAGATTCGATTCACCACAGATTTCAAGAACCCCGTCAAGGAACTCATTCTCCTTGTTCAGAACGATTCCGGTACGGATGGTGTATTTGATTATTCTTCGCATAATTCATCAACCTACAGCCACTTCGCAAACGACCAGGTGGATAACTGGAAAATGTTTTTAAATGGAGAACTCTACTTCGATATGGATCGTATTAACTCCATGGCTATACAACTTTACGAACATTACACACAGGCACCTACTTACAAGGTAAATGTGTTTAATGTGGGTCAAAAGATTGGAGGAGACCCCTCCGGAACCATCAACATGAGCAGAATATCAAAACAGATGTTCCAACTCGATTTGCTGAGCGCATCCACTACGAGAACGGCAAGACTTTACGCCATGTCATTCAATGTATTTAGATGCTTTGGAGGAATGGGGGGTGTATTATTCTAATTAATTGTGAGGTTCCTTCGGCTCGCAGTGGGGTTCTTCTTGCTGAATACAAGTTTGAGAACACCGTCCACATAGGATGCCTTGTATCCCTCGTCCGTCACATCCACATTGTCCGGAAGATTGAAAACTACCTCTTGATCCTCCGGCCAAGCCACCGCTACCTGCCTGTCCTCTGTGAGAAGTTCCACCTTGATGTTGTCCTTTCCAACGCCCGGCAGGTGAACAACCACCTCAAACCCCTCATCCGTGTGGGAAGTCTTTCGGTAGGCGTAGCGATTGGAGAATTTGTGAACCAGATCCTTCTCCACTAGAGGGATCTCATTTAGAAACTTGGTCGTGGTATCAAGCAGATCAAACAATTCGCGATTACGAAGAAGAGGAAGAAAAGCCATTGTACTCTATGTGGGCTTCATTTCTTTAAATCAAGAACCAGTCGCTTGGGTCGAGTGACGTCGTGTCGGCTATCCTCAGTTCCGCAAGCATCCTGTAAGGTTTATCCACCTTTATGTCGTCAAAATTTGGATAAGTTCGTCTGTCATAGCGCACGCTCATGTGGGGGATGTGTGGAGTCCTGAGACCATCGATAAGGCACGGAAATCCTGCCGCGTAGAGGGGATCCACCTCATACTGGCGAGGAATGTTCTGAATGCCCTTGAAGTGAACAATATCGTAATATGGCTTGAGGTGGGAGATGTCGGGAACCTTTTCGTGATTCGTAGAGATCGTCACGTGCGGGATGTGTTTCATCTTATACACCCTCCTATAAATATTATGACTCAAAGGAACCAACCACACACTAAAGCCGTACCCCGTGACCATTAAAATTAACTTCTTATTTTATTGTATGCCGGATTTCTCTAAGCTCGATATGGACAAGGTGAAGGTCCTTCTCGCCATCGCCCCCGCGTGCTGTCTCATGGGACCCATCCCCATCATCATGGCTTCGAGATATCTGCTTCAAAAAAAAGGTGACCAATAATTAATGGTGAACAGATATTACACCGTAATGTTGGGTGAAAGCGGTAGCATCATACTGCAACGAGGACGCGAGCAGATAGAGGTCACGAGGAGAAACCTTCCCAGCAGACCTAATCTCCTCCGCATAGCCTCGGCAGTAAGAAGGGCGTCTGAATCCGTGCGAACGAACAACCTGCGGGCGATGACGAAGAGGGAGCTATTCAATTCCATCCTCCACTCCATGGAAATAGTCTACCATCACAGATATGATTACCCCGGCGTAAGGTTGAACCTCGACAGATCATCCCTATCATCCAGTTCCAATTCCAGTTCAGGTTCCAGAACACGCTCGAGCCCTAGAAGTCACTTCAACAGGTCTCTTTAGAAAAAAAAGAATGTGTTTATTAATGGCAAGGTATAGAGTAAGTACAACAAATGGAAGTATTATTCTCACATCGGTGTCAACTAGACAAAGAGTGACAATTAGAAAAAACGATTTGAGAGGAAGAAAAGAACTTCTCAAATATATCGTGAGAAAACTTGATGATTCAAATGCTATAAATAATTTAAGAACGAATAATAATTATTACAACATGGCAAATAAATTATTAGGTAATACTACACGAATTATAAACATAAATAGAGGTATAATTAGTCCACCTTCTCGCAATTCAATTGAAAATGCGACTGAAAGTTTGAGAAATAATATTAGAAATTCCGAAAGAAATATTGAAATAGGTAGAAATGTAATAAGGAACTTGCCAGTGAATCGACGTAATAATACTTTTAATCAATTTTTTTTACCTAGAGAGGGGGAAAATACTACTTGGTATTGGAATAATCGGTCAAGGGAAATATCAAGGCGTATTCGAGAAGATGAAATACAACGACAAAGACTTATAAATGAACTCCGAAGGCTAATTGAAAATGAACTCCGAAAAATTCAAAGCATGAAAAGGCATCATCAAGGACCACCCGCCGCATAATTATGAAATTCGCGTTAAATTTCCGTGAAAATCATCCAGCGTAATGTTGTGAGCAATCACACCAAGTTTCTTCCTTAGTTTAGTTGGTAAAGAACGTGAGACTGTTACGCCTTTTAGTAGTCATCTCAAGGTCATGGGTTCGAATCCCATAGGAAGAACAAACCCTTTACACTATATCGTATCTATCGTTATATTGTAGAGTTTCGCAGTAGTATTCGGCAGATTTCTTATCTCCAAAAGATGCCAGGTCTTTTGCTTGCTTGCTTATATTGTCGTATGTTTTTACGATGTAAAGACTATAATTTTCTCTGTATTTTTGTTTAGAATTGGTTCTTGTATGTTCATATACATAGAATTTAGGTTTTGATTTCACTTCAGTCTTGGTGAAATTTTCAGGATCCATTTTGTATTCTTCGAGAACTCTTTCGGCTTCTTCTTTGGTTTCATAACTCCCCAGATAAACATTCCCTGGAGGTTGGGCAAGCCATTTATTTCTATTTTTTTGAAAATATAACCCAGTCGCCTTTCCATTCCCGACCCGTGATGGTTCAGGGAGAGTAAAATTGTCTGGGTCATCGGTGTATTCCTTCTGTGCCTTCTGTGCCTCCTCGAGTGTTTTGAAATTCATGATGCGATGGACATTATTTACCATAAATCTGAACGAGAATGAACATTTGTTCTGTATTATGTAACCCAGGTATCCGCCTCTCCTCATCGAGATTTCTCTCTGTTTGTCTATCATAATCTTCCGTGACGAATCGCTGACCTTTTCACTCCTTCCACCCCCTTCCCTAATGTTCAGACCGCTGGGTTCTAATGTATTGTGTTCCATGATGAGATGCCTTTCCATGTCCCCCAGCTGTGAGTTGTCTCCCTCCCACAGGATTTCATGTTTGAAATTTTCCCATCCGTGTTCGTTTATTTCCTTTGACAGCAAACGACAGTATGATTTCTTATCTCTGTGTTGTCTCAATCTTACTTTGACACTTTTGATTGTTTTGCCAATGTAAGACAGATTTGTTTTTAGGCAAGTAATTTTGTAAATTACTCCCATAATCAACTAATTATAGTTATATGTTTAAGTTAGAAATACCTTCTCGCGAGGTAGAAACCCAGCGCCACGATGGCTCCGCTGACGACCAGACCCAGAACGCTTCGGTTTCCGTCCTTGTCCATGAAGTTCGGCACGTAGATTGCCAACTTTTCCTGAATGAGGGGATAGAAGACGAGTGCCACCATGGCCACGAGGGTGATTGCCTCGAACTGATCCTTGGTGAGACCTAGGGGGTAGGTCTTTTCTGGGGGCGGGGGTGGCAGAACCTCCTTTTCCTGTTGCTGGGGTGCTGCCGGCTGTTGATACTGAGACTTTTGTGCTAGCATTTCGTGGGGTGCCACCGAGTACTGGGGTTGGAACATTGGTTCCTCCATGGGTTCGTCGTATCCAAGTTCTTCGATGGGTGTTGAAAAGGACATACTGCTAAGCATATTACTCTGTTGTTTACCGCTATTATTTTTGCGGTCAACCATTTCCCTTTGAGAGTCGTAGCCCGTCGTCCTCTTTTTATTTCTGTCCGTCACCGGGACATTGAGACCTGTTCCCGCCCCGTTGTCGGGAATGCTCGGGCTGTATGTGAGCGGCGTTCCTCCTGAACCTCCTGAATTAAGATCGTAAGTGTCCATTTATAAATTCAAAACATTCGGTTTATCGTCTCGTTAGCGCAGTGTTCCTCCATTGCCACGATGTCATCGCATAGTTCGTCGAGTGATACATTTGCGTGGTGTATGAATAGGGATAGGCATTTTTTCACCCCCGTGGAATCGTCTTCCAATTTTTCCACGAGGAGCCTTCTTCTCCATTCCACGTCGGGGTCTCTGAGTGGATTGCACAATTCCAGTATTTTTGCGAAGGTGTAGTTTGATATTTTGAGTAGGTCTCTTTTGTCCAGAGCGTTGTGTCTGACCATTTGTTCGAAGAGTTCCACGTCGAGGGATTGTTCCACGTTTTGGTTGAATTCTGAATTTTCTGGCAATACGATCATGAGTCTTTTTTTGATGTCTTCGAATAGATCCTTAATCCATTCCACGTCTGCGGGTTCTTTCATGATTCGTTCTTCCATGTACCCGTAAAAGTAGTTCCTTAGCATATCTATGTTAAAGCTTTTTTGTGTGTTATATTTAATGGGATATTCCAAAAAGACTTCAAGTTTGAGTGTTCAGGATAGGATGAAATTCAAGAGGATGGGTGAGATTCGTGGCGAGATAAGGGAGCTGGAGAAGGTTATAGCTGACACGAAGAAGTATGGCGTGAAAGAGCACAAGAAGGCTCTTGAGTGGGTTCTGAAGGATCGCAAGAAGGATTACGGTTCTCTCTTCAATGAACTGAGCGTTCGCTTTAAATCTTCTTCTTAATTAGTATGGTGAAACCAACCGAGAGGAGGGGTTTTCAGACTCCAGTGTGGGGTCCCGCCGCGTGGGTATTTTTGCACACGATAACCTTTTCATATCCCGACAAGCCAAGCGGTGAGATGAAGAGGACATTCAGGAATTTCTTCAAGTCCCTATGTTCCATATTGCCGTGCGTTTACTGCAGGCAGAGTTATTCCAAGTATTGCATGTCCAAGGGGGGGTCCCTTTCTCTCACGAACGATGTTCTGTCTTCTCGCAAGAGTTTGACCACCTGGCTCTACAATATACACGATGCCGTGAATGAGCGGCTTGAAAAGGAAGACCGTCCAAGCTACGAAGCCGTGAAGAAGATGTATTCTTCTTTCGAGGCTCAGTGCAGTTCCAAAAAGAATAAGGTAAAGCACGGGTGCATTGTTCCTGTAAACGGAAACCGCAAGATGCGCACCGTGATTCGCTTCATCCCAAGGGATTGTAGGATCAAGGGAAAGACATTAAAGATATTGCGTTCTTGTAAGAGTAATGCCATATAGTCGGGGTAGAATGAGCAGACCCCTTTACGAGACGGACAGTGGAAGGATGTACATTATGGTTGACGGCGAACAGATTAAGGTTCCATGGCGTTACGGGAGGCCCTACGGAATCCAGTGTGACAACCTGAAGACCATCATGGAATACGGAACGGGAGATTCGGTGGAGATTTGGTATGCGGTTCGTTCCGGTCGTAAGATTCTTGAGCGAATAAATTTTATTAGTCAATACTAAACTGAAATGTCGGGAGGTATAACTCAGCTAGTCGCCACAGGAGCACAGGATACGCATTTGGTGGGTCAGCCAGAAATTTCTTTTTGGCAATCATCCTACAAGCGTCACACCAATTTTTCCAGCGTGATTGAGAGACAGACCATCGTGAATACCGCTTCCGCCGGAAGCATCTCATCGGTTCGCTTTGAGCGGAAGGGTGACCTTCTTTCTTACTGCTACCTCACCTGCACTAACAGTAGCGATGCAACTAAAAATATTGCTTGGGATGAAGCTATTGACAAGGTGGAACTTTATCTGGGAGGTCAGTTGATTGACACCCAGAATTACGAATTTTCCACCAAGATCATGTCCGACGTGATGGCATCGTCCTTTTCCCGTTCCGTTCAGGGATCTGCACAGGGATCAGGTTACTTCTATCCCATCAAGTTCTGGTTCTGTGAGAACTGGCAGTCTGCTCTCCCGTTGGTAGCCCTCCAGTATCATGACGTGGAAATGAGGATCTACTGGAGTTCTTCTTCTTCTTTTCCAGACGGAACTTACGAGATGTGGTCTCGCTTCGTTTACCTCGATACGATGGAGCGCCAGCACTTTTCCAATCGCACCACCGACTATCTCATTCAACAGGTTCAGAAGATTCCCGCAACAAATTCTTCAACTGCCGATTTGACCTTCAACCATCCATGCAAATTTATTGCAACAAATTCCACAATAGCCACTAATACTCGGGTTCTTTTACAGCTCAATGGAACGGATGTGGGAGACAGCATTCACGTCATTCCTCATTACAATCAGGCGTCTGCATACTGGCACACCCAGTTTGGTCACAACGTCGATTATCCCAGTGAAGGTTTCGAGTACGTAAGAATCATGATTCCCTTCTGTCTGGATGCCAGCAAGCTTCAGCCAACCGGAACCGTGAACTTCTCTCGCATCGATTCGGCTCGCCTCATTCTCAATAAGTCGTCTGGAAGTAAATTCGACGAGCAAATTTATGCCGTAAATTACAACATCCTCAGGGTACAGAATGGGATGGCGGGTTTGCTTTATGCGAACTAAAGGATTTAGCTTGTTGATAAGCCTTTTCCGCCTTATCTTTGGGCATGAACATGAGCCACGCCACGGTCATGCGTTCGGGCGTCAGGGTTCCATCCTTTTTCATGGCCGTGCAGGCCTCTTGAAATTGCTTTACGTGTTCCATCGTACTGTAATTTCAAGTGGTGTATATTATTTAAGTCTAGTTCGTCTTGGGCACCTTGAGAAGGGGCACGTCGGCGGAGAAGCATCGGGTGACGCTGTTTGCGGGCACGGGTCCCACCTTCTGCTGTGAGAAGATGGGTGAGAGGAGGCTGGGACCCATTCTGGCGATGAGTTGCCTGTACTGATAGTTGAGTGGGTAGGCAATTCCATTCCTCTTCATGATCTCGTCGTTGAGCAGACCGCTCGATGTGCATATGGTGAAAGCTCTTCCATCGGCCATTCCTAGTCTTTGAGACATTCCGTTTTAGTATTACCGTATATAAAAATATTGTAGCGTTCCTTGATTTTATTTATGAATTTTTCAGTCTGGTAGTAGTTATGAGGTTCCTTTTCCCTTATTGCCACCTTTCCTTCTACCAAATTCGGTTCGTAGAGTATTTTTTCCAGTAGGAAGTGGTAGGTCTTCGCCAAGCTTTCCAGATCCTTCGCCCCGGACAATACTACACTACCGGTCTTGAAAACGCTCACCGACAGTCCATAGACTCTGGCCTTCACCGCAGAATATGTTTCTGGGTGAAATGATGTTTGCGTCACCATATTTTTGAATGTATTATAGTGTTCAACTAGAGCCAACTGATCAATGAGATGAGGAACCTTGAAGGTCGCATTAATCATTTGCGTCTGGATGTCGATGTTTTCGAAATTGGTAATTCCCTTGAAAAGCGGGTCAACTAATGTTTGTATTTCATTTACTACTTCTTTCGCTTCCATAGGTGTCGCGCATCCCGTTACGTGGATTAATCCATTTGGGAAAAATTTTACTGACCTTTTTTTGTTGTTCTCGATGACCTTAAAAACGGTGATGGAATTGTTGAATGACTTCTGTTTCAGTGTCCATCCTCGTTTCGGTTCCCCGAAGAATTCTTTGTATATTTCCAGCGGCGTGCTTGCTCCCTTTCTCCCTCCCATCACGGTCATGGTGGATATTCGAAGCAATAGAGGTTTTTCGTGCCTAACATTATGACGAATCTTTATGATATTTGCGACGAAGTGTTTGAACTTCATCTAACTTAAAAAATAAATCCCTTTAATCTTTAAATGAGGTGTGTACAATGTTTAAAGAAATATGGAGTATATCTTGAATGCAGCGAATGTGGTTATCGATTTTGCACTAATTGTATTCAGCTTGAGTTACACAACTGTGATGGATACCTGAATAAAATTAATGACTTAAAAAAAAGTTTGGAAAGGAGCAATCCCGAAATACGAAGGGACAAAGTTCCTTACCGTCTAGAATAGAGTGAATATAGACCTATAAATGAAAGGAGTGTGAGGGAAGCCAGACCTGTCATCTGGTTGGTGGGAATTCCAAAGAGACCCACCCTTCCCGTGCCATTTTGTCTGAGCATCCTATCGTGCATTTCCCAAGGAGGGCTGTCGTATCGTCTAGTGGGGTATATTTCTCCCATCGGCAAATCCGGCTTTCTCCACCCCACCGCATTAATCTCCTTCGATCCTGGTGAGATTTCTCCTGCTTGTGGGTAGATGGATCCTCCCAGGGCATCTTCCTTTGGGTTCACGATGTTCACGAGGGGCTGCGTTACATTTCCACCTAACACCTTTCCGTAGGAATTTCCCATAGTAGCTCCCGGAGGTGTAAACATGGTGCTCATGTAGTAAGGGTTTATCTTATCCATGTGCACTTTATCGTCAATTCTTATGTAAGAACTCATACCTACTTACATAAAAGATCTTTTTTAGCAGGTCTTTATGAATTCCCATCTTAGTATTTCACACATTCCCTTCCATATCTCGTCTTGCTGGGTGAGTTTTTCTTTGGACTTTAGTAGGGGGAAAAAGGGCAAGTACTTATCCTCTCCGAGCAATTCACAGAACTTGTATAGAACGTAGGGATAACTCAAAAAGTTCTTCCTATTCTTGGGACACACCTTGTCGAATGGCTCCTGGATCTCGTTGAACATGAGTCTGAGTTTCTCTTCCAGGGCTATGTCCATGTTGGGCGGATTAACGCCCGTGAGTATGTTGCATATGTAGGGAATGTGTTCGTAATACTTATTCTGCCTCAACTTCTTCAGAAGTCCCCTCACCTTGGCGTGCGTGATCATTTTTATGTTGTCCACCCTTTGCTTCTTCAGTTCGTATCTAAGCTGCTCGATGATGTCTCCTGGGATGTTTGCCGTCTCCTTTCCTTGGAATTGTTGCACCCATTCATTGAAGTGATTTTGTCTCTTGTATGAATATTGGCTTATCTTGGTGGCATTCTGTTCGTCTTGAAATGAGAGACCGAATTCCAGATTCATCATGCAGTATCCACAGTCGTGACATACTAAATCTCCGTCCGTAGAATTTTCAAATATGTTGGAAGAGTCACACGACTCGCAATTCATGATGGACGTTTCCGTTATGGTATCTTCGTTGACGACACTCAAATCCATTTCCACATTTCTCATGTATTCCACGTAGACGTCCTTTCTCTTGGTGCTGTCTTCCTGATATCTCTTTATATAAGGTGCGGCGGCATTTATGTAGTCCGTGAGTTTTATAATGTCATTTTCATATTCCTTTATTTTGTTGTGATACCTCTCAAGAAAACTCATTTAAAAAGATGGTGCCTTTTTACTTTAAATGTTTGAAACTCACCTAATCAGACTTTTCAACTGGTGGTACGCACCGGATGAGAGATACCAAAAGCTCATGCCTCTCAAGATGATATACGACGTAGACACAAGCAAGGAGTGTATGTTCCCCTCGGGTTCCTGGAGGGACGTTATGCAGCACTGGCCCGAGATGGAAAGGGGTGAGAAGAGAACCCTTTTCTGTTATCCGGGAAACGCATTTGCAAAAATGATTAGGAACAAGCCACAGATCGTGGACAATATTCGCTTTGAAATTGAATACATTTACAAGGATTGTCCCTTCAATCTTATTTCTCGAAGTCCCTTCAGGGAACCGGACATCGCAAGCGAGAACGACAATTTTTCGGGGGACTTGAGTTACCCCAAGATGATTACAAAGGTATTTGCTCACTATGGCGACCGAATTGTGTGGGACACAGAGCGCTTCCTACGCTATGCAGGTCCGAAATTGGATTTTCACGATTCCAAAGACATCCGTTTGGCGGATCTATTTGAATCGGAAGACATGGTTCCCGACAAATGGGAAATCCACACACTCACTAGTTTTGAGCCGTTATTCATTGAAAGGGATGCGTTGCTCAATCGTCAGACTTTGGAGCCAGATAGAACTTGAGATCTCCCAGAGAAGTGACTTTGTATTCCAACACTAGGGGCATATCCTCCCCGTGGTGTAGGATTTTCATGTTGGCGCACATGGATGTCGCCTTGGTGAACAGATTTAGATACTTTAGGGAGAATGTATCCTTCATTGTCTTAAATTTTTTGGTGTCGGACTCTATGTCATATTCCGTGTATTGTTCCGCAAAATCGCCCTTGCACCGGAAGCTTATCTTCTTGTAGGATCGTTCTATGGCGAGTTCCGAACCAATGTGGGATATGTCTCTGCACAGTCGTTGGAATTCCATGGTTTGGAAAGTGGTGATGGAAATCAGGGGGAGAGAGGGTGTGTTGAAAATCTCTTCATTTATGTCCAGAAGTTTCAATTTGAAATTGCTTCGGCTCTTCTTGGAACTGTTTTCGATGGATATGGTGAGAAGGTGGTCGTCCTTTATCTCCATGATGAGAACGTCCTGGGCCGAAACGGACTTCAACACCCTGAACACATTGGTCGTATTTATACCCACTATTATCTCGTCATTGCACGAGTACTCCTCAAATTGGTCTGCCTCGAGGAGAAGTTCCACCATGGCCGTCCTAGCATTGTCAAGGGTGATCATGTGAATTCCCTTCTTGCTGAATGAGACATTCACGTCGTTTAGAATGTCCTTAAGCACCTCGAAGATGTTCTTGAATGCAGAAGCCTGTATCGTTTTCAAAAACATTTTTATTTAAATCGCGTTAAATCTTTAATTATTCTTCAACTTTTTGGAAATTTTTGCTTCTATTTCTGGTGTCATGGGTGGAGCGAGGGGCGAACCGTAAAGATCAAGGTTGTAGAGGTTGGGCACGAGGTTCGGGTTTCCGTCAAAGGAAGCGAATTTGGAGTTGGAGAAGGATTCCACCTCGCACGGGATGAGTTCGGTCGCCCACCGCTTAACCTCCTCCCCCAGAAGGAGGGCACCGTCCTTGGTGATTATCGCCGGGACGTGGGTGAGCATTTTACTGTGCTCCTCTGGAATGGGTTTCTCGTGAATGTTGTGGAGCTGTATTTTGTCAAGGTAAGGAGTCTGTTTCAGAATTCCATATACCTCGTTGCAATGGGGACACTTTGGACTAAATACGAGTATGGCGAACATGCCTTTAAAGTAATGTCTATTTTATCCTCAAGATAATTTCGCAACCCATAGTAAGATGCGTATGCAGACAGTCCTAATCATCATTCTCGTGCTGGTGGGTGCCTACTTCATCGCGACCTCCCGAGAGGGTCTCAAGTGGGATAGGGGGTTTGCGGGTTTCATGCCAGCCGTTTCGGGTGAGATCAATCTTGGTTCCCTAGAGGTTTCTGGCGACCGTTTGGACAAGGTGGCTGTCAGCGACAAGGTGATCAAGAAGATGGTGGAAGGCATCAGCAACAAAATTGCTTCAGCACATAATCTCACCGTATTCCCAATCGAAACCGTCTTCATAGAAGTCTACGGCTCTAAGGGTTCTTTGGATAAACTGGAGAAGGAACGTCCCGATGTCTACAAGGCTTACATAAAGTACATAGAGGAAATTCAAGAATCAAAGGCAAAGGAGATTGAAGAAGAACGCCCGTTGGTTAGGGCATCCCTCATTACCTACATGGATGCCCTCAAGAACCATGACATTGAGAGAATCCCCGATGGCGTACCTCTCACCTACAGAACACGCATGCTCCTCATGGAGACAAAGCGCTACTATGGAATCGAGGTGGACGCAATCTGCATGGGAAATGGAAATGAAATGAGGGTCGTTGGAATCACCACCAAGACCGTCGAACAAGACGCGAAGATCCAACCTTTCGTGGAAGATCTCAAGGCGGGTGAGTGGATTCCCTATTCGGACATCCTCAAGAAGAGCTTCGGGAACAAATCCATCTTGGACAGGGCAAATGAAATCATCGATGCAAAATTAAAGAGGTAAAATATAGTTAATTCATTATGGAAGAAATTCATGAAGTCGTAACGAAATGCTACAAGGAATTTGAGAAAAAACTCAAGAGCGAGTGCAAGAAGAGGAATTGGAAATTGGATTTCAAAAATAACAAAATAAATTCCATAAACGGTAAAGACGGAAGGTTATTCGCTTACAAGTTTAAAAAAGACTACATCGAGATTGACGAAGACTGGCGCGTGAGACTCGACTATGGATTCAGAGAATGGCACTACGCACCGAGAAATGACGAGTGTGATAAAATATATCAAGCCGCGTTCGATGGTGCAGTAGTGGGAAGGCAAAAGGAATACCCCTTCAGTTTCAACGGAGAATTCTTTCACTGCCATTGCAGCGGAGAGAATGAACCAGGAGAATGGTTTTTTGAAATGGAGGGGAAAGACGAGATCCCGTGTTGGGATGAAATAGATGAAGAACTGCAGAATTACGTTGTTCGTGAAATGTAATTGCGCCACAAGGAAATTAGTAAAACCTCTTTTTCTTTTAGAATGCCTCTCACCATCGAGGATGTACAAAGAATCGACATTCGAAAGAGGGAGCTTAAGAAGAAACTCTATAAGGAATTATACGAACGAGCGAGTTCCAAGGTCAGGGAGATATCCAACATGGGACTCCACGAGACTTGGGTTACCGTACCATCGTTCCTTATGGGGTATCCGTCGTTTGACATCGAAATTGCGACCGCCTACGTGGAAAGGCAGTTCAAAAATGGAGGTTTCTACACGAAAAACTACGGAAACGGACAACTTTTCATCTCATGGTACCCAGATCCAAAGAAAAAGATGAAGAAGAAGGAGGAACCTTTCAGACCGCAACCCCCCAAGAAAGAGGATCCCTACGATTTGAGCGTTCTCGCAAACTTGAAGAAATCCGCGGACAAATATAAGAACTTTAAATAGGGTTAAACTAATAATGGACAACCTTAACGTTCTCGTGGAAGCCAAGAAGGAGTTGCTCGCACAGCTCACCAACACAATCCTACCCAATGCACTCAACTGCATGGAAAACCTCTACATGGAAGCAAAACAGGAATCCAAGGGAACAAAGACACTCAAACTGTTCCAGGAGAACCTCGCGGACATCCCCAAGTGGAATAACTACCAGATTGAAGGAGAGGTGGCAAAGTGCGTAGACACTTGCGGAGGGTGCCTCGACGAGATGATCGCAGCCGTATTTGTTGCCACGGTCAAGATTATTTCGTCAGTGCGCCTCTCGAAGGATTCCAGGAAGGTGAAGCTCAAGATTCCCACCAACGACGTGTTCATCCTCGGGGTATACACCAACATCGCCAAGAGGATCTACGAAGACCCCTACGTGTTCCAGGAAATGAATCGCACCGAACGCACGAAGGAACTCTATAAGAGGATGGACGGAGTCATGGAGGAGACGGTGAAGGGAATGCTACCCCTCAACCAGATCTTGAAGACATACCTGAACAAGAATCCAACCGAAATGATGAACACGCCAACGGAGGCAGAGGTGGGAGGAGACGATTCCGACGAAGAGGACGTATTTCCCGGAACCGCGGAGCACCCCGTTGACGGTGAGGGTTCTGCCGGAATGGAAGAGAATGACGAGGAAAACGAAAACAACGATGAGAGCATAGCAAATCAGATGGAGGGGGAAAATGAGGATATCTCCAACTTGGAAGAGGAGGGGAAAGAGGAGATCAAACACGTCACCTTAAATCAAAAGATAGGACAACCCAAAAGCGCACCTTCACCTCTAGAGGAAGCAGACGACGGGGACGACTTCATCAACTCGAGTGCAAGTCGTTAAAACAATAAAATTCTATTTGCCGTTATTAGTATATGTTAAGTGATTCTTTGAAAAACCCTTTCATTTCAGGCCTGCTCGGCTCGGTCATCACAATGCTTTACATCCATCTGGTGGGCAAGATGAACAAGGAGCCCGTCAGAAATGCAGACATGATAAAGCCCGCCATCTTGAACGGCATACTCGTGGGGATGATTGTATTTTTGGGTATTTCCCAGAAGGAAGAAATCTATGAGACACCCTATCCGGAGCCAGGGGTGCGTATGTAATTAAATAAATATATACAAGTTAGTAGTAATAAAATGGCTAGCGTAGAGACCTTCAATGAGCTACTGCTTCAGTTCGTTGACGAGCTTGCATTCACATTCCCCGAGAATACCATCGTGAAGACATACAGAACCACGGTAGCCAGTTTGATTAAGAAGGACCCCGGCGTGTGTCTCCAGACTTTCATGCAGAACGTTAAACCCCACGAGGATCTCATTCGCAATCAAGACGAACGCATATTCGAGGAGTTCTCCAAGAACTACGGTATTCTCAAGTCCCTCGACTTGGAGACCCTTTGGAAGTCTGAGCTTTCGGAGAAGAGCAGGAAAGCCATATGGCAGTACGTTCAGGGTCTCTATGTGTTGGGAAGCAACGTGGATCCAGAGGAGGTGGAACGGTCGAGAAAAACAGACATGGATTTCTCGCCGGAAGTTCTTCAGCAGGCGCTCGCCCAGTTTGACCTGGGAGGTGGCGAAGACGGGAATCCACTGGCAGATATGATGAAGAATTTGGCCAATCCCGAGTTCATGGACAAGATCAACCGCACCGTTGAGGAACAGTTCGGTGACGGGAAGGGTGGAATTGACGAATCTAAAATCATGAAAATGATGGGTCCACTCATGGGAAATCTCGGAAAGTTGTTCCAGGGACCTCATGGAAAGCTAGAGTAATTAAATAGATAATTAGATAAGTGTCGAGATGAAGACCTGTTCGAAGTGTAAATTGGAATTGCCATTCGAACAGTTCAGCAAAGATAAGTCAAAAAAGGATGGGCTTAGAGGCGATTGTAAGGTGTGTAGCAGTGAATATCAAAAGAAATACCATAAAGAAAACAAAGACAAAGTAAAAGAAAATAGAAAGAAATACTACGAAGAGCACAAGGAAGATATAAGTGAACAGCAAAAGAAATACTACGAAGAGCACAAGGAGGATATAAGTGAATATCAAAAGAAATACCGTGAAGAAAACAAAGACAAAGTAAAAGAAAATAAAAAGAAATACTATGAAGAGCACAAGGAGGATATAAGTGAACAGCAAAAGAAATACCGTGAAGAAAACAAGGAGGATATAAGTGAATGGAGAAAGAAATACTACAAAGAAAACAAGGAGAAGATAAGCGAAAGGATAAAGAAATGCCGAGAAGAGCACAAGGATAAAATTAGAGAATGCCAAAAGAAATACCGTGAAGAAAATAAGGAAAAGTTGAGTGAATGGAGAAAGAAATACCGTAAAGAAAATAAGGAGAGTATAAATGAGAAGGCAAATAAATACAATAAAAAAAGAAGGAAGACGGACGAAGGATATAGGATACTCGGATGTCTTCGAAGCCGATTACGCAACGCCCTCAAAGGAACAAATAAATCCGCATCCACCATGGAGTTGGTTGGGTGTTCCATCGAATTTCTGAGGGACTACCTCGATAATACCAAGGTGGAGGGTAAGGACTACTCGGATGCGCATGTCGACCACATTAAACCGTGTGCCTCCTTCGACCTGACAGACCCAGAACAGCAGAGGGAGTGCTTCCACTACACCAACCTCCAATACCTTCCAGCCAAGGAAAACATTTCAAAGGGCACACGATTGGAATATAATATTTAATACTAATAGTAAAGAATGCAAGAGCAACCTTGGTTCAAAAATCCTTTACACCTCGCCGCCCGCAATCGGATTCATGTTTTTTGGCCGCTGGCTAAGCAAGATCCCGTGGAGAGGCTTAACGCGGCCACCCGGTTTATCATCTATGCATTGTGTATATTATATCTGATAAACAGGGACGTCCGTGTGGTGTATCTCGGATTGACAGTCATTCTTGTGATGGCCACCATGTTCATTGTCGGTGGCGTGAAGGAAGGGATGCGCCCGGCAGCTTTCATGAACGAAGGTTCTATTTTCGGTTTTAACAAAGAGAAGTGCACGCAGCCCACGATTGACAATCCCATGGGAAATGTTTTACTCAATGAATACACGGACAACGCCAAGCGACCCGCCGCGTGCTACTACCCCACGGTGAAGGACAAGGTGAAGAGTTTGTTGAAGCAGAATGTTCCCATCGACCAGGCTGACATTTATTCGAGTCGGAATCAGTCCTTCCGTGCCTTTTACAGCATGCCTTCCACCACCATTCCTAACGACCAGGAGGCTTTTGCCAGGGCTGCCTACGGTTCCGCGGTGGACAAGACCTGCAGAAACGACAACGGTTCGTGCTACCCCGACACGGGTTCCATGTTCGGTCAGTCCAGAATGCCCGAAATTCAGCATATTAGGGGTTCTTTCGGAGGAACTGTCCGTGCTTCAACTTAAAATATTGGGTGATAGTAATATGAGTAAAGCACTTGATACTTCTAACCATGTTCTTGACACAGACGCTCTCCCCAGTGATTGTGCTACTAAGTGGCTTATGACGCCCCCCGAGGTCACCAACCTCAACTACGCGGGATCCGGAAGGGCGAGCACGCCTATCTACGGAACCGCACCTTATATGGGTGGCAAGGGTGCACCTGGCAATCTTATTTTGGTAGATGACATGCTTAGGCCCCAGTCCACATCTTACTTCAAGAAGGGTTATCAGGGTCGGCCCTACGATACGCTCAGCGACATGTCGTGCTCGGTTCCTCTTCGTACGCCAGACGCCAATCCCACTAGCACCCGCGCCGATGCACAGAATGTTATGTTTTCAAGGAGATATAATTAAGTAGATGATTGTCTTTATTGAAGACCTGTTCGAAGTGCAAATTTACATGCAATTCTAACAGTTCAGTTGAAATAACCAACTAATTTATAATATTTTATAGTAATAATATGGATCCTGTTGGTCTTGTAGCCCTTCTCGGGATAGCAATTGCTGGAAGACAAATTGCCAATGGCGGAGAACGCAAAGAAGGTTATGTGAGTGAGCCAATTCCTAACCGCGAAACCATGCCTTTTTTTGGTAATAATTTGAATACTCCCGGTGAAAATTTGACACTTGCCACCAATAGACTGAATGGTCCTTATATTAACCCGCCGTCCAATAAGAAGGAGATTGTTGTGTCTATGGGAGACGTCTCTCCTAACGTTCAGCACCCATTTGGTCAGCCTGTATACAATCTCTATAACCGCCAGAATGTTTCGAGTCGCATGAACAACCTTTCTTCCGTGGAGAGGAGGTTCGTGGGTCCCGGTCTCGGCGTTCCTGCCTCGGTTCCAGCCTACGGTGGATACCAACAGGAGTTCAGAATCATGCCAAACAATGTGGGTGCCTATCGTCTCACCACCCTTCCTGGACGAACGGGTCCCGGCAAGAGCTTTGTGGACGCTGGTCAAACCAGGATGGTCACAACGCAGAACAGGGCGCCAAAGAGTTATCAGCTTCTCGGGAAGGATGGGGTGAGACCTCTCGAGAAGGGTAGGGCGCAGGGTCAGGGCGGTGCTGTTACGGGAGGTTCCGTTCGCGAGCAGTACATCAAGACCATGAGACCCACGGTGAGGTCTGAGACTGGTTTCCGCGGAGACGGTCTCAGTTACGGAACTGCCAAGAGGGTGGTGAGTTTCCAGTCACCTCAGGAAAATCCCACCCGCAACAAGGCTTCCTTGGTTTCTAGGATCAACGATGTTGCCGCTCCTGGCATTCATTCCTTCGTGGGTGGATACGAAAACGTTAGGAATGGCATCCATCTCGACCCCACCGATCGTGGAAAGTCTGGTCGAGCCAACCCAGGAGGTAGAATGAACATTCCAAGGAATTCTCTTGGCGGGATCACCGCAAACCGTTCAAGCGCTTCCACCGATCGCATGGGAGGCGCTGGCAATCAGTCTATGAGTCAAAATTACCATATCACTTGGTCACAGGATAACAATGCATTCAAGGGAAATGCAAACCCTTTGGCGAGTGATCTTGATATTGCGAAGAGGCAGCTGAGAGGTAATCCCTTTTCGAGATCCATCAATTGAAGAGTTTGCATTCTTTTTCCCAGGGGTAAATCTTACAGAACCCCTCAATTCCTCCGTTTTCCCTGTCCCTCACCTTCTGGTCGTGTAGGCGGGACATGATTTCCTCGTGAGCCTCCCATTCGTGCACGTACTTTACTGGGTTCTCTATCATCTTTCTCGTGGGTCTTACGACCTCTACCCTCTTTTTTAACATGTACATTCTCGTCGGACCGAACGAGCAGGTGTAGTAGTGCATTTTAAAAAAGAAAGTGCTTTTATTTTTAACTATAATGATCGTGTCCATGTCCGTTTCCCCTAGACAATACGAAGGCATCAAGGAGATTGAGTTGGAGTTGACCGTGAATGAAGAAATCAAAAAGGTCACTGTATTCGTGGAACGCTATTTTTACGAAATGGCGAAGGACGATTGCAGATCCTTTGTGTCCAAGATGTACCCAGAATACGAGGTCTCCGTCAAGTATCCCTAGGTGGGATGTGGGCATCTTCGGTGTGAAGGACTGACTTTGCATACTTGTTACCCATGATGGAGTGTTCGAACCACCAGTCCCTAAATTTGGAATCCGAAAGTTTGTATCCGAACGTATTATCGTTAATTGTGTCAAATAGTTTTTTAGTGTCCTTCTTCACGTTGGGATCCATGAATTTGTCTATGGCAATATAAGTTTTTTTTAGCCAAAGAACATGATCTTTGTTTTTTGGGTCAAAGTACTCCATTTAATTCTACTGTTTTTTTATGTTTAATTAGTAGAATAATGAGTTCATTTGGTGAATCCGACTTTACAGTAGAAGGTCGTAGAGGGTACATGCTGTTTGCGGACGGCGCCGGTTCTCTGACGAGTTCGAGGTTGATGACTGGAGATTTGAGGACAGGAACTATTACGGTGACCGACGTGGTGAGTGGAAATATTAGCACCCCATCTATTCAGGTGACATCGGACGCCACCATAAGCAATCTCACCGTGAACAACATATATTCTACGAATGACTTGAGAATCTCCACCGCCAACAAAAACATATACTTGTTCAATTCAAATGTGGGTATAGGGACTACAAGCCTCCTTGACGACAAACTTTACATATATGGAAACGCTAGGGTGAGCAACACCCTCATAGCTCAATATGTCGGAGTGGGAACTTCTCCCACCACGAACCTTCATGTTGTGGGAACCGTTTCCGCGACGAAGGATGTATTTATAGATGGGTTATTCAGCGGCGCCAAGATGCGGCTGGGTTCTTTGATAAGCCTTGGCGGCCCCGTAGACTCCAATCTGAGTTCCAATCTTAACGTTGCGGGTTACGTCTCTGCATCCAACGTAATAACTTCCAATTTGGACGTGCATTACATTACTTCTTCTTATAACGAAATAATCATGGAAACGAATGTCAATCTGGAGCAAAACCTCGTAGTGGATGGAAAAATCACTACCACCGAGTTGGAGATTTCTAATTTGATCATTTCTAACATATATTCTCCTTCCTCGTTAACATTGACAGCGCCACAGGATCTCATTCTGAGCACTTCAAATGTGGGAATAGGCACCACCGAACCCCTATACGAGGTTCACATAAATAAGGATGTCCTGGTGAACAATGTAAAGATTGAGAATTCGCTTACGGCTGCCGGAGATGTCACTATCGGGGGAACCTACCAAGGAACCAAAATTAGGGTGGGTAGTCAGCTTATTTCGAACTTGGTTTCTTCTACAGGTTCCACCGTCGTTCAAGGAAGTTTGACGGTAGACGATGGAATAAGTTCCGGACCCATTACCGCCACCGAAATAATTACTTCAAATATTTCGTCCGTCCTCTCGGATTACGATTCCAATTCGCAGATTGAGGTCGTGAATACGCTTGGAGAAGCCGGAATGTCATTGAAGAGTGCATCTCAGAGTCCTACCTACATTAGTCAGTCCAACATAGGTGACTGCCGAATGGAGAACAACGGAACGGGTAACGTTTACATTTCGCAGCGAAACGGGGGGAACATATACATGCAAGTGCTTAACCGAAGTAACCTTCTCGTACTGGATTCCAGCGGAAGGGTCGGCATATCTTCTTCCACGCCAGCCTACACTTTTGACGTGTCTTCCGGAACTTCCAGGATATCGAGCTTTTACGCGAACCCATTCAATTCCACCAACGAGCCCCAGTTTTACTTTAGCAACAACCTCTTCGGGAAGGATCAGGTAACTTTCATAAACGCGGACGCTCGAATCAACATAAAGGATTACGGTGGAAGATTCATTCGTTTTTTCGACGAGACACAACTGGCGGGAAGCATCACGCAGACCGGAGGAACCACCAATTACAATTCAAATTCGGATTACAGAATAAAGAATAACATTGAACCCTTGGACGATCCCCTTAATACGATATGCTCCCTAAATCCAGTTCAATTTACATTCAGGAACCACAACACGATAATTCCGGGTTTCCTCGCCCACGAGGTTCAGAGTTTTATTCCTTCAGCCGTGGTGGGATTAAAAGATGCTATCACAGAAAATGGAGACATATTGCCTCAACAGATGGACAAGACACACATAATTCCGTATCTTGTTGCGGCGGTAAAGGAATTGAAAACGAGATTGGAGGCGTTGGAAAATAAACAATAAAAATCTTCTTAATTATTAGAAAAAATGCCTACATATGACGGTATCGGCAATAATGTAACTCACGATCTCGAGGTGGTGGGTGACGCAATTATTGAGGGTATCGAGGGAGGGGATGCATCGACAAATGTTCCTTTTGAAATTTTTAGCAACGCATTCAGCGTAACCGACAGAACTGCATCCAGAATGTTTAGACTTAGGGTTCAGCCGTCCGCGGAATCTAACATCGACCTGTCTACGGTGGTGGACATGGGTATACAAAATACCACGGACAACTACTTTTTCCTTACGGCGCCGCAAAGTGGTTCCAATGTGGGGGTGCAAAACACTTTCGTAATAACCACGACCGGGAATGTGGGAATAGGCACGACGAATCCCCTACACAAGCTTAGCGTGGACGGAAATATATTTGTGACGGAGACCATAGTCACGCCGTTTGGAGAATTCGGAGGAGCCGACATAACCACGGCAAATATCAACGCATTATACTCCAATATATTCATTAACGCGTCTAACGTGGGAATAGGAACGAGTCAGCCACAATACAAGCTCCACGTTCTCGGGAATACGTTACTCGAAGGAAACGCCATCACTACCAACATTCTTAACTCGGGGTCTGTCGGAATAGGAACTGACGCGGCGCTCGCAAATCTCCACGTGGTGGGAGACATCCTTATTGAAGGGACGACAACCCTTAGCGGAAACATAGACACTCCTAACATCAACGCCACGGGGTCGGTGGGGGTGGGAACCACTCAATCCACGAGCAACCTCCATGTGATTGGAACATCAAACCTCTTTGGGAATACCGAGGTCACGGATATATTCGCAAGTGGAAATGTAGGAATAGGTACGACCATACCATTATCCAAATTTCACGTTGTAGGGGATTCAAATATATATGGAAACATATATACACCCAACGTCAACGTCGCGGGTTCGGTGGGAGTGGGAATCGCTCAATCCACCAGCAACCTCCATGTGGTCGGAACCTCGAACCTATTCGGAAATGCTTCTACCACAAATGTATACACATCCTACGCGGTGGGAGTGGGAACTACCATCCCCCTTGCCAATCTCCACGTCACCGGTACGACGCTGGTGGACGGAATCTCGACCCTTGCGGACATCATCGTTCCGGGAACCGTGGGCGTCGGAACCTCACTTCCCTTGGCCGACCTCCACGTAGCGGGGGACATCCTTATCGAAGGAACGACGTCTCTGGAGGGAAATGTAGACATCGCCAACATCAGCGCCATGGGTTCGGTGGGAGTGGGAATTGCTCAATCCACCAGCAACCTCCACGTGGTTGGAACCTCGAACCTATTCGGAAATGCTTCTACCACGAATGTATACACATCCTACGCGGTGGGTGTGGGAACGACCATCCCCCTTGCCAATCTCCACGTCACGGGCACGACGCTGGTGGACGGAGTTTCTACCCTTGCGAATGTATACGTTCCCGGAAAGGTGGGCGTGGGAACGACCATTCCCCTCGCAGATCTTCACATCGTGGGAAATGTTATCATGGAAGGCTCTGTCAACTTCAGTTCGGGAGCTGGCAGCACGGGCACGGACTCCGTTTTCACGGGTTCGGTGGGAATAGGAACCACCGTACCTCTTTCCAACCTCCACGTGGTGGGAACCTCAAATCTCTATGGAAATACCGATATTTCGGAACTGATTGTCTCGGGAAATGTGGGCGTGGGAACAGCCACACCCCTTGCCGACCTACACGTTCAGGGTACGGCTAGGGTTGACGGAATTTCTACCCTTGCGGACATCATCGTTTCGGGAACCGTGGGCGTCGGAACCTCACTTCCCTTGGCCGACCTCCACGTAGCGGGGGACATCCTTATCGAAGGAACCACGACCCTCGACGGAAATATAGACACCACCAACATAAACGCCACGGGGTCTGTGGGCATTGGAACCACGCAATCCACCAGCAACCTCCACGTGGTTGGAACATCAAATCTATTCGGGGATACAGAAATTTTAGATCTCCTGGTCGCGGAAAATGTGGGAATAGGCACGGCCAGTTCCCTGGCGAACCTTCACGTCAAGGGGTCAACCCTCGTGGAAGGAATAGCGACCATAACGGATATCATCGTTCCGGGAAAGGTGGGCGTGGGAACTTCGTTTGCCCTCACAGATGTCCACGTCGTGGGAGACATCCTTATCGATGGAACTTCGCACCTCAGCGGGAACATAAATACCTCCAACGTCAACGTATTGGGTTCGGTGGGCGTGGGAACCCCACAATCCACAAGCAACCTTCATGTGATTGGAACCTCAAATCTCTACGGAAACGCCTTAATTTCGGAACTGGTGATCACGGGAAATGTGGGAATAGGTACTTCAAACACCATTACGAATTTCCACGTGGTGGGAGATGGCTTTGTGGACGGTCTCATGATCCTCGAGGAATCCATTGTATCCGGAAATGTGGGTATTGGAACCACATTCTCCCTCGCAAATCTCCACGTCATAGGAACCTCACTTATAGAGGGAGTGATCACGGTAAGTAATCTGGAGGTAAATGGAACGACGACTCTGAACGACAATACAACGGTAACAAACCTCCACGCATCCGAATTCGTTGGAATCGGAACAACACAAGCTCTATCAAATCTTCACGTGTTTGGAACAACAAATCTCTACGGAACAACCTATCTCACCAATTCCTATTCCACGGGAACCATTTCATTAAATACGCCGGTTCCTACCGTACCATTCCACGTCACGGGTGAAAGCATCTTAGACGGAAAAACCACCTCGGAGTCAATCATAGCCAATTCGAATATCGGCATCAATACAAGTTCCCCAACCTCGAACCTCCACGTGATTGGAACGTCGAACCTTTTCGGAAATTCTCAAACCTCTAACTTATTGGTGTCCGGAAAGGTTGGGATGGGAACAACAGAGGTTCCCAGTGGATACAATTTTATGTCCACGACCTCCAATGGTATTCCCTTGTTTGCAATTCCCGACGTAACCACCAATCTTCAGGCGGGGTACACACTCGTATACGACGGAAGCCGTTGGGACTACGGAGCTTCCGGAGGCGGCAGTAGCAGCAACACGGGTGCGGAAGTTATTTCATCTTACATGAGGGCTGCAGTAACCGCCGACACCACCACCACAACCGATTACTACAGATATGACGGAGACGACATGCTATTTAACAATTTCACATTTTATGGTTCCGGTATCACAAGATCACAAACGGGGGCGGGATCTCCCGCGGGAACCGTGTTTACTCTCGGCGCCAATAAGACATTTAGTATATCATTCACAACAACCGATCAGTCTGGCAATACTTTCAGCTATGTTTACATCCATCACGACATAAACGGGGTTACTATTCAAAAACAGCTCATTCTCCCTGTAGAAGGTGCCGGAACTGGCAACCAGTTTGTGAGTCAAAGTACCATAAGCTTTGTCTACAGGACTGGAGATTCGGACGAGGATTATGTCATAAATATTTTCGATGCGGTTGGTCAGTCATACTTCAATCCCAGACACGATCATACGACGGTTACAATCTTTGAGATTCACGGTTACGCGGCATCGTACGCTCTTCCGAATGGTTCGGTCACGGGAGATACACTCGCATGGAACGGATCACTGTGGGTTACTTCCTCGACACTTAACTATTCAAGTCCCTCATTCTTGAGAGCAACGGTCGCATCAGACACCACGAGCGTCCAGGTAACCGCCCAAGAAGACATGATTTTTGATACCTTCACCGTAGAAGGAAGCAAAATTTCCTATTCAAACACGGGAGCTGCAAATGGAACCGTGTTTACGCTTGCCGCCAACACTACCTTCTCTATCTCATTCTTCACCAGCGATCGTCCGTCCAATGATTTTGACTACATTTACATGGATCACCTTATAGACTCCGTTGCAGTGGCTAAGCAAGTAATAATGCCCGTATCCGGCTACAGCGGAGACTACGTAAGTACTCCTTCTATAAATTTTACCTACAGAACGGGCTCCCTTTCGGAAAATTATAGCATCAGAATCGTATCAGCTTCCGATGGCGGGGCTCTCAGTAGTTTCCGACCCCGAAACGATTCATTCACCGTATTGAGTATCACCGAGTTGGGTGCGAATGCTTACAAAACGTCCTCTAATTTGGTTGGAGCCACATCCACGGCTGACGGCGACAGCGGTTTTGTTCCCAAACCCTTGGCGGGAGATGACGACGCTTTATTGGTGGGATCTGCAAATTGGTTAAGCACTGACCCTGAAACTTTTGTCGACTTATTCGGAACATACATCGTAAGATGGACTGCCAACGAATCTGTTAGTTCACTCAATATAGCGGGAAGTGCTTCTTATAACACTAGCACGAACAACAATTATTATATAGAAATGACTAATGCTGCATCTCAAACCGGATATGTAAATTTCGATGCCTTGACTTCTTATTCGAGATGGAAATTCGAGATACAGTATAGAATTACAAATACGAACCAACCTTCTGAATATTTATGGATATTCGGACAAGGAAACCAGACTAACGTCGGAGACATCACGGGACACGGTGGAGTAGCTTTCTTTACGGATTACGATAACGGCGCAACTTATCAATACAGGTCAAGAGGAAATTATTATAACACTTTGGGTAATTATTCAGATTTAGGTTTATATCAGTTAAATGGTTTGGATGATGTGACTGGAATATGCCACACGCTGACGATGACACGTTATGATAATGATTTAATCGTTACTAATAAATCTTCTACGGGTTCTTACAAATTTAGTTATAATAGTTCCAGTTTGGTAAATTTGTCCGGAACTCGTTGGGGCGTGGGAGTCTTAACCGGATCATCTGACTATATCACGGTTCAAATCAAGTCAATAAGTCTTAAAGTTATATCATGAAGTTAGAGTAGATGCTGGATTTTGAGGGAAGTTGCAAGTGGTGCGATTGCCCCATCCAACTTGAGAGCGAAAACCCCTTCGTGCTATTTTGCTTAAAATACTACGAAGGAGATAAATTTATGAGAAAATACCTTAGGAAGCGCGGAAGGAGATGCTACGACGAGGTTTGCCTCAGGTGCAAGGATATCAAGTTGCCTAAGATGGACGAAAGAGAATTGGGGAGGGAAGGGAAAATGCCACCCGTTCTCGACACCTACGACTACTACTTCGATTTCATAAACCTTATAGGCGACCAACTCACCCTGCACCACTTCTACCTCAAGTACATGAGAAGAAAACGATACAGGTTAGAACCCTTCTTGGACTACCTGGCATTCAGGGAATTCCTGTTGGGAAACGATTGGGAATGGATATACGAGGAAGAATACATTTTGCGTTGGTATGAAAATATGGTGAGATTTCATTTAGATAAGCCATTCAGTCAATACGAATGTGTTTGGGACGGAGAGTACAATATCGTTAATTTTTACTTGAAATAAAAAAGGTTTTCTTTATAGTAGAAGTATCAGTAATGAGCTACATAGGGATTGGCACTACGGACCCCAACCATCCCCTCGAAGTTGCGGGACAAGTTTACGTGGAAGCGGTTGAAGATGGTTCCAGTTCCCAGAAGGTTCCATTCGAGGTATACAGCAACTACACCGGACTTCCTCAACTTCAATATTCACGGCAATTGCGCCTTAGAGTTAGACCTTCTTCTTTGGAAAGCAATGTGAATATGGACATGGGAATAGACAACACGAACGGAAACTACTTTTTCATCTCGCAACCCGTCATGAATAGTACAAATGGGAATAAGGAGACTTTCGCCATCACTCGGTCTTCTAAGATAGGTGTGGGGACAACAAATCCCCAAGAATTGGTGCACATGAACACCTCGGGAAATTCCTACTTACAGCTTAATACGAGTCAAACTTCGAATGAGACTGGAATAAAGTTTTCGAAGGGTGGAAATGTCTTGTGGAAGGAATACATGAAGTCAGGTGACGAAAATTTATACTTCAATAACGGAACCACAGACATTCTAAAAATTGAAAAAGGGGGTACGCTGAGTACATCCGGATCCATAGTCACGCAAGGGGGGTCCTTGAATTCAGGAGGAACCCTAAGCATTTCAGGTCCAATCCAGGGAAATGGAGGTATTAATATGGGAGCATTTCAAGTAAATTCAGAAGGTAATCTAAGTTCCTCAGGATCCGCGACATTCAGCGGATCGGTCAGTATGGGAAATAATCTCTCTGTATCTGGGACGGTTCGTGCTCAAACAGCAATATTTGATGATTTTTCATATCCCTCGAATATATCCCTAGCCGAATGGTTGCCCAAAGCCGGTAACATCACCACCGCATTCGGATACCCCCCAGACGCGGGCAGTGTATTTGCCATTAAATTAAATGATGTCGAGAAATTTAGGGTGCATTCTAACGGTTACGTGGGAATAAGCAAGAGCGCCCCCGAAAAGGCACTGGACGTGACCGGTGACATCCGTTCCACCCTTAACATGTACACTACCAATCTATATCTGGGTTCGGAGTCAAATAGAGGACTCACCACGCCTGCCACCGGAAAGGGTGGAAATGTGGTGACTGTGGGAACCGGAAATGGAAGTCAAAATGGTTACAGCATAGATAACGAGGTGGGATTACTAAAACAGGACACTTATTACGGTCTATACAACCAGGTTCAAAATCGCTGGGACGTAAAGGTGAACTCAAACGAATCAACCGGTGCAGTTTATCTTAACTATAACGGAAGCCCTAAACTTGAAACTACGGCGGGAGGGGTGAACGTGACAGGTACGCTGAGTGCGTCGGGGGGTGTTGTAATAGAAAGCATTAACATCTCCGGAAACATCAATTCCACGGGAACCATTTCTGGTTCTGCCATCACTTCCTCGGGATCCATTTCGGGAACTTCTGCCACAGTTTCGGGAAACATCACTTCCACGGGAACAGTTTCGGGGGAGGTGATCAAGTCATCCAGTTCCATCACGGGAACTTCCGCCACGATATCGGGTAATATATCTTCCACTGGAATCGTTTCGGGCGAGTCCATTACTTCCTCGGGAGCCATCTCGGGTGCTTCGGCGACGACAACGGGAAACATCGTTTCCGAGGGGACCGTCTCGGGAGCTGTCATAAAGTCCTCGGGCTCTCTTACGGGAACTTCCGCTACCATCTCGGGAAACATCGTTTCCGAGGGAACCGTCTCGGGATCCGCTATCACGTCCACGGGTTCCATTTCAGGTTCTTCTGCCACCATTACGGGTAACATCATTTCCAGTTCGGGAACAGTTACGGGAGCCGTGATATCGGGTGAGTCCATTACTTCCTCGGGAGCCATCTCGGGTGCTTCTGCCACGACAACGGGAAACATCGTTTCCGAGGGGACCATTTCGGGGGCTGTCATAAAGTCCACCGGTTCCATATCGGGCGCGACGGCCACGGTGACGGGAGACATCCTTTCCTATGGAACCATCACTTGCGAGAGACTCATATCAAGTTCGGCGGGTGCTTCGACTGTCGTCACCGGAACTTCAGCCACTATAACGGGAGACATAGTTTCCGAGGGTACCATCTCGGGAGTTTCTATTACCTCCTCGGGAGCCATCTCGATGGCTTCGGCCACTGCATCGGGAAACATCCTTTCAGAGGGAACCATATCGTCCCAGGTTATATCGTCCGTGGATGCCACTATAACTGGAAATATCATTTCCGTTATGGGAACTCTCACGGGTCCTGTCGTAAAGTCCACTGGTTCCATTTCGGGCGCTTCAGCCACCATTACGGGTAACATCGTTTCCGAGGGAACCATTTCGGGTGCCGTGATCTCGGGCGAGTCCATCACCTCCTCGGGCGCCATATCCGGCGCTTCAGCCACCATGTCCGGGAACATCGTATCCAGTTTCGGAACCGTATCGGGTGCCGTGATCTCGGGCGAGTCCATTACCTCCTCGGGCGCCATTTCCGCAGCTTCTGCGACAGTGTCTGGGAACATCATTACCGGTTCGGGAACAGTTACGGGTGCCGTAATATCGGGAGAGTCCATCACTTCCTCGGGCGCCATCTCGGGTGCTTCGGCCACCATGACGGGAAACATCTTTTCCGATGGAGTCATTTCGGGTGCTATAGTATCGTGCGAGGAATTCGCTTCTTCGGGTTCCATATCGGCAACTTCGGCCACGATATCCGGCGACGTATCTTCCACGGGAACAGTTTCGGGCGAGTCCATCACTTCCTCGGGTGCCATCACGGGCGCTTCGGCCACCATGACGGGAAATATCGTTTCCTCGGGAACCATTTCGGGTGCCGCTATTACTTCCACTGGATCCATTTCTGGAACTTCGGTCACCGTGACGGGAGACATCATCTCCAGTTCAGGAAACATATCGGGCGCGGAGGTATCGGGAGAGGTAATCAATTCCACTGGTTCCATTTCTGCGGCTTCGGCCACCATGACGGGGAACATCGTTTCGGAGGGAACCGTCTCGGGATCCGCTATCACGTCCACGGGTTCCATTTCCGGGGCTTCTGCCACCATTACGGGGGACATCATCTCCAGTTCAGGAAACATATCGGGTGCGGAGGTATCGGGAGAGGTAATCAATTCCACGGGATCCATTTCTGCGGCTTCTGCCACCATTACGGGGGACATCATATCCAGTTCAGGAAATATATCGGGTGCGGAGGTATCGGGAGAGGTAATCAATTCCACGGGATCCATTTCTGCGGCTTCGGCTACGATATCTGGTAATGTCTCTTCCACGGGAATCGTTTCGGGCGAGTCCATCACTTCCTCGGGTGCCATTTCTGCGGCTTCGGCCACCATGACGGGAAACATCGTTTCGGAGGGAACCATTTCGGGATCCGCTATCACGTCCACGGGTTCCATTTCTGGAGCCTCAGCCACCATGACGGGAGACATCATTTCCAGTTTCGGAACCATATCGGGTTCCGTGGTATCGGGTGAGGAGGCTGTCACGACCACCGGTTCCATTTCTGCGGCTTCTGCCACCATGACGGGGAACATCGTTTCCTCGGGAACCGTATCGGGTGCCGCTATTACTTCCACGGGATCCATTTCTGGAAACTCGGTCACCATTACGGAAGACATCATCTCCAGTTTCGGAACCATATCGGGTGCGGAGGTATCGGGAGAGGTAATCAATTCCACGGGATCCATTTCTGCGGCTTCTGCCACCATGACGGGGGATATCGTATCCAGTTCCGGAACCATATCGGGAGCGGAGGTATCGGGAGAGGTCATCAATTCCGTTGGATCCATTTCGGCAGCTTCTGCCACGATATCGGGTAATATATCTTCCACGGGAATCGTTTCGTGCGCTTCCATCACTTCCTCGGGTGCCATCACGGGCGAATCGGCTACCATGACAGAGAATATCGTTTCGGAGGGAACAGTCTCGGGTTCCGTGGTTACTTCTACAGGTTCCATTTCCGGAGCTTCTGCCACCATTACGGGGAATATTGTTTCCTCGGGAACCGTATCGGGCGATGTTTTGATGGGAACTTGGGCAAGCTTGACCGAAAACCTTTACTGCAACGAGACTGTTACTGGCGCGGCTTTCAACACAACGGGTTCCCTTTCTGGAACTTATGCCACCGTGACGGGGAACATCGTTTCCTCGGGAACCGTATCGGGTGCCGTGATATCGGGAGAAGAGGCTGTAACGACCACGGGATCCATTTCGGCAGCTTCTGCCACGATATCGGGAAACATCATTTCCAGTCTGGGGACTCTATCGGGTACTGCGGTATTTGGCACTGACATATACGGATTAAATGCTACTATATCTGGAGACTTGCTTTGCTACGAGACTATAACGACAAATGCATTCACCACCTCGGGTAACGTCGTTTCGGAGGCAACCGTTTCGGGTGCTGTGATTACTTCCACTGGTTCCATTTCCGGCGCTTCGGCCACCGTGTCTGGGAACATCGTGTCCAGTTTCGGAACCGTATCGGGTGCAGTGGTATCGGGTGAGGAGGCTGTCACGACCACCGGTTCCATTTCTGCGGCTTCTGCGACCGTGTCTGGAAACATCATTTCCAGTTTCGGAACCGTTACGGGAGCTGTAATATCGGGCGAGTCCATAACTTCCTCGGGCGCCATCACGGGTGCTTCAGCCACCATGTCTGGGAACATCTTATCCAGTTTCGGAACAGTTACGGGAGCTGTAATATCGGGCGAGTCCGTCACTTCCTCTGGAGCCATCTCGGGTGCTTCTGCCACCATGTCCGGGAACATCTTATCCAGTTTCGGAACAGTTACGGGAGCTGTAATATCGGGCGAGTCCGTCACTTCCTCGGGCGCCATCTCGGGTGCTTCGGCGACGATATCAGGAACCGTCACTTCCTCGGGGACGATTACGGGTGCCGGGTTCACGACCTCGGGCTCTGTCAAGTCTGGAGGAGCTACTACGGCGGATGTCGGTCTTGCCGTGAGAGGAACCGAAACGACTTGCATCGTAATAGAAAGATCTGGACTTGGGAATGCTACAATTGGAAAGAGCAGTTCCGGGGCTTTGCAAATCGTGAACGAATACAACGGAGTAAGTTTGTCGGAGGGTGGAACCAGTTGGTCTGGCATTTCGGATGAGCGGCTGAAAAAGAATATTGTCGTTTTGGATAATAATCTCGAAAAGCTTTCTAAAATCAGACCCGTATCTTACCATCTCAAAACGGACGACGATTCCGCGAAGAAGCGGATAGGTTTCATCGCCCAGGATTGGTTGGGTGTCCAGCCCGAGGTGGTTTCCACGGAAGATGTCGATAAGTATGGATTGATATATGATTCCACCATCCCCGTATTGTGCGGTGCTATACAAGAACTGATGTCACAGGTGGAAGAACTTAAATCCCTAATTAAATAATTAGTAAATTTATCTATAAATGCACATACTACTTTCGAGCAATGGAACTCCATTCTATGGTGCGAAAGGAGGATATCCATCCCAGCTAAAGCATCTCATTCGCATGTTTGTTGAGGAAGGACACACGGTCACCATGATTCTTTGGTCACTGTGTGGCGTAAAGCACACGGGAGTACTATTCTTCAAGGATCTTGTAAGGAATAACATATTAAACTTGGAGAACCGGGATCCCTATTCCCAGGCTTTGTTGGACAGACCCGAGGTAAGTTTCGTTCTCAGTCCTTACGACAATTTTCCGATTGAAATCAAGATAGATGACATCAATACTATAGTGAGAGAAACTCGTGCGGATATCATATTCTTTCTCCAAGACATTTTCATTATCGAGAAGACCCATTCGAAGAAAATATGTTGCCCCAGTTACCTATGGTTTCCACTTCACTACGACCCTATAGACACCCCCACGAAGAATGTGTTGACCAAGATAGACCACGTGATTTCCCTGTGCCCGTCCACCGCAAGTAGGTTAAAACAACAAACGGGAAAGGATAGTTTTACGGTTCCTCACATCATAGGATTTGGCACGCGTTTGGGAAAGGAGCATACTAAGGAGAGTGTGAGGAGGGAATTCCGTTTGGACTCAAGATATGTGTTCGGAACCATAGCGGGCAACTACGAGCAGAGCGGAAGGAAATCCCTTGACACCACACTACTGAGTTTTCAGATATTTCACAAGGACAATCCCAGGAGCCTGCTTTGGATTCACGCCCCCACTCTGAACCACCCTCCAATTTATGAGGTCTTCAACATGGTGAGGGAAATTGGATTGAGTGAAGATTCTGTGAAGATAACGGAAAACATATTGGACGAGGTCACCCTACAGAAGTTCTACCTTTCCTTAGACTGTTACATATGCGGTTCGTGTTCGGAAGGGTTCGGGATTCCTCAACTTGAGGCGCAATACATGGGTCTCCCCGTGGTCACAACTCAATTCGGAGCCATGGAAGACTACTGTTGGAATGGTGTTTCGGTTCCCTATTCCCATCGTAAATACAATCAGCTTCAGCGCGCATGGTGGGTTCAGCCTTCCGTCCATGGGATTGCGAAGGGCATGGAAATGATTTTTCAGGGAGAATATAACAACCTATCCGAAAATGCAATGGAACGCGTAAGGGATGTCATGGGATACGAACCCGTGAAAAAACAGATACTCGCCATATTAGAGAAAAAATAAGATGATTGATTATTAGTATGATTGAGGAAACGCCCTTTCGCTCGATATTTACAAAGAAATCAAATTTCCTCACGCAGTCGTTCGTCACGGATCCGGTGAACATACAGTACGGCTCGTCGGGAAAGTTTATAATTCCTCGGCACGGCGATTTCATTACCAGACTCTACCTTCTCGTGGATTACGAGAGTACCAAGTCCACCAGAGTGAATCAGGCACATGCCATGTTGGAATATGTGGAAATAGTTATAGGGGGTATCACAGTTCAAAGGGAGACTGGTGAGACACTCAACATGCGTTTGAATCTCAATACAATAGAGCAGCAGCGATTTGGAATCACCCAGTTGTATAGGATGCTGGGAGGAGGACCCAATTATCCCTTCACGGACGTGGCTCAATACGAGAGACCCTACAGGCTTGCCATCCCGGTGGACTTCTGGTTCCACGGAAAGACGGAATTGGCATTTCCCTTGGCGGCTCTTAGGTGGCAGGAGGTGGAGGTCAACGTGGGGTTTAGGAAATCGGATAGGTGGGGAGGAGTGGATGACGGCGTAAAGGGTTCGAAAGTAAGACTTCAGATTGAGTATGGCTACGTTAACGAAGAGGTGAGGAGAACTTTGATGAAGAGGACTTACATATTCCCCACGGAACAGTTTCAGGTTCAGCAGTCTCCCTTTTACGAGGGGGACGAAGAATTACAATTTCCTCCCAGAATCGTAGAAGAGAACACGGGAAGCTCTTTCGTGAATCCCGTTAAGGCGCTTTTTGTAATATATAGGTCAAAGGAAAATGAAACATCTTACATATTTGATTACTCGAGAGGATACAGCGTTTCAGAATTGACCAATTCGGACGGAAACGATTTCCTCAGAAACATGGAGGTGGAATTGGATGGAGAAATCCTCCTTCCATCGGAGGTGGGAACTCCCGAATTTCTTAGGGGATTTCAATACTACGCTCACTTCCCGGGTTCTACACAGAATATTGATTCGGGTTCGGATAGGTATTTCTCCTACATATACGCACTTGCTTTGTGTAAGGATCCCATGAGCAGGACTAAGTTGAATGGGGGGATAAATTTCACGGCGGTGAAGCGACCCCTAATCACTTTGAAAAGCAAGGGAAATGGTGTGACGTTGAAGACCACGAAAGTAGTTTCTGCCGGAACGGACAAGACCATTTTAGTTCCCGATACCACGGATTTGGAGGTGGGGCAGTATGTGAGGGGTCTCAATATAATAAATGACTGTAGGGTGTCCGTTATTGCTCCTTCCGGAACGGTATTTTACGGGAAATCAGATACCAGCAACGTCACCTTGGAGTCAAACACCATTGCGGGGTACTGCGTTCCGGGCGCAAAAATTTCGGCGGGTTCCCTCGAGACCACCATAAATTCTGTAAACAAGGGTTCGGGAGCGAAGGCTACTATAAAATACTCGGCTCTGGGTTCAAATGAAATGTCTATAATCCCCACCTACTCCATCCCGTCCGTGGGAGATCACATAACCCTTGACACCGAGGATTTCGGAAGGGAGGTCGAAGAGGTCTATGGAAGTGTTGTTATAAATGGTAGTGTTCTGGATAAGGATTCAAGCAATCATCTATTCTTTGTTGGAAAAAAAAGCTCCACTTCGGGGATGTTCACCAGCGATCATGCGGTGGTTCAAAACTACAACGAAAACATCGAAATCGTTTTCGGACAGGTTAATGACATTCTGGGTTCGGTGCCTTTGCCGACCAACGTTTCCAGTTTCGAATTGACGGATATTTCCGAAAAACCTCACCTATTAAACGTCCTAGTCAAAGGTACAAAGATACTATCGGACAAAGTGAGTTCGGATGCTACCATCGATAGGATAGAGGGAACTACTGTATATCTGGACGGGTTCTTTTTACAAATACCCACCTCAATTAAACTTTCCGTGGAATGGGTGACACTAGATCAAAATAGCACACTCGCGTCCGGTTCCGATGTTTCATTCTATCCCCGTGTTGTATTCGACACTCCCTCTGTCACTACTGCACCCGAAGGAAATGCCGTGTTCGGAAATAAAATCACACTAAACGATTCTCTCACCGAAGATTTGAATTCCATAACCCTAACCGATAGCGTTGTTCTAAGCAAAACGCTTGTAAATTCTTCAATACAATTCTCAAGAAATATTTATTTCTATAAAAGTTCTGAAATAATAGCAAAACTTTATGCACTAAGTGTGAACTTTATCTTTATTGAGGATGGTATGCTTGAATTGGTTTACGATAAATCGAATATGACCCTACCCAAATTCATCTAGGCTATTCCGCCGAATTCACTATATGATATGCGAATGTCTTTGTCGATGTCGTAACGTTCCAGATCCGCCCCGGGCTTGAAATTCTCGAGCTCATCCTTTTCAAGGTAACCGGATTTGTCCGTGTCGGCGCCGTCGAACATGTCTCTCTTATCTTTAATAATTGCTTTACCATCTTCGTAAATCATCTCAACGGTGGAAAAGTAATAAAAACTTATGCTGAAAACGGTGACTTCCTTAATCTTCTCATTTATTTGAACCCTGGAATCGCCTATGATCAAAAGAAACCCATTCACATCTAGGAGTCCTTCATCATTGGGGTAATACTTTCCCGATTCCCATGTTTCCGAGCCCAGTTCAGTAACGGATCCGGATATGTCATCTCCGTCCGATAGGGAGTAGATATTTCCGCTGTAGGTTCCCCACAGAGGTTTTCCAACCATTTTCTTTATGATGACGAGCGCCTGCGTGTTATTTGGACTATTAGACCAAGCCGAAAGTGCGATCACCTCGCCGTTATAGGTGAAACTCTGGTCGATTCGTATATAACCCGATTCCTCGTCGTAGTAGGTAGGGGCTGGGTTATCTTTGACGAAGTAGTCCACGCCGCCTCTCGTGTACTTGTATTCATAGGGGTTGAAACGAAGTGTGTAGGGTATAGTTTCTAGCGTGTTTGTGTATGCAGTAGAGGGAATACCCACCGAAGACTCATTCGTCCGAAGGAACCCCGCATTTAAAGCCACTATGCTATCCAAGAATCGTCCCGTCCCAAGACCCACCGTGGTATTAAGGTAAAGATTTCTGTCAAGTATATAATCCGACTGAACCGTGGGGTCGTAAACCTGAGACCAGTAGGAATAACTGTCGGGATTATCGGGATAAAAGGATATAGATATTTTTGCGGCTTGCGGCTTGGGCGACCTATACTCGTAGTCCCCCAATATCACCTGAAGGGGGAGTTCCGAAAAGGAAAACATGTAGAAAAACCCATTACAGTGATACCCGTGGGTGTATGCCTGATATTCCTGAAAGTACTTCTTCTCCCTGCTCTCTCCCCTGTCCGTTCTATTCGTAGTAATTACCGTTGCGCTCGTGATGGGAGTGTAGTATTCGGGAGCAAAACCGGAAGTTTTCTCCTTGAAATAAAACATAACGGCACGTGCAGAAAAGGTACTATTGAAGAAATAATTGAAAAAATAATTGTAGTAGAATGATGTAGGTGTCAAGTAGACCTTGTAAATGAATTCAAAATTCTCTCTTATTATCTTCTCGATGGGAAAACGAATGACTCTGTTCCTCATTGAGTTTCTCTCCTCCGAAGACAACACGGTCTCCTCCGTGACGAACTTCAGGTCAGTAATTTCATTTCCGTATAATGTTGAAGTGTCTTTCACTATCTGTTCCAAATTCTTGAACCTCACCACCAGAGTTAATTCGCTGTTGTAAAGGGCGCATAGGGGGAGGGGGGAACGAAAGGAATTTGTTTCCATGTTGGAATCCGAATAATGACTGTTGAAGAAAAATGGAAGTGGAACCAAAAAACGTTGTTTCTGATCTCCAACGGGGTAAGTGGGTTGAGTGTCATAACCGCAATTCATATTTACCATGAAATTCAGTGTGTTCTTCCTATCCACCTCACTGGAATACATAGACTCATAAATACCCATGAAGTCTCCGTTCAACCTTTGGATCTCCTCGCCGTTCAGCAAAAGGGACGCATCCTCTATAATAGAATACCCGTGATTGTAAAGACCGTATACGCCATAATTGTTCGACCCGGGCAATTCAAAACACAACATAATTGAGGTAAGAAGGTCACCCATCTCCTTCGGCCTTAAAGTTTGCCTTACCTCCAAACCGAGGAAGGAACTGCTGTCGGGTCTGTAGACCTTGTAGAATGTGTTTCCCTCTGTGTATTCCTTGTGAGAGTAGTCCGTTTGAAGATTCTTCTTCTTGCAATAGAGGTGTGTATCCTGTCCACCCACCGCACTCAGGGCAGTAAGAGCACCCGTGCCAGTTTTTCCGTGGTATCCAACTGGAGGCTTTGTGTTCATCCTCGCTTAATTATTATGAATATTTTTAAATAAATGGAAGCACGCGAAGAGATAATGATAAACTCCGCCATGGAATACATTCAGCCCATATTGGAAAATGCCCTAGTGTTGGGTGCCAAGTACTGCCACGCCACGGGGAGAAAAGTAGTGACTCCACTTGACATGGAGTACGCTTCCAAATACTGCGCAATCAACTCCAGGCAATTCACCGAAAGTGTACTCGGAGACGATGAAAGCGACGAAGACGAAGAGTGCCCGGACGATTTCTTGGTGGAAGAAAAGGACATGGGATTCGACGACGAATTCAGAAAATACGAAGGAGACGATGAACTCTTCAACGAAATAAATGAAGCCGTGGAAATGTGGAACGACTGGGAACCGGAATTCCCCTTTGAAATTGCGTTAAAAAATGCCATAAATAGAATGTAGTTAGAATAATGAAGTTATTAGACTTCGAACAAGAAGAAGAATTTTACCAAGTTAGCAAACCCAAAATTGAGTACTGCGAACTTGACGATGTATATTTCGAGGAAATTGAGGAAATAGACCTAATGTATTTTTTCGACGAAAAAAATAAAGAATTTATTATTAGAGAATGTCATCCTACGACATCGTCATTGACAGTTCCGCACGAGCAGATAGATCAAATACCCACTCAAATAGCTTCGCCGTCGCACTCAGCACGCCCCTCTACGGAACCCAAACCATAAGCTTCGTTAGCGGATCGGTGCCTTACATCAACAACCAAAGTCAGGTGAGCAACACAGTGAATTGCTACTACTTTGTGGTGGAGATTCCGAACTTCGGAATAGTATCAAACTACGTTCACAGCGCGAACAACGTCGACTTCGCATACACAGGAACTATAGCGGTTCCGAGGGCGACGGGTAACACTACCAACTACCTGGTAGGAGCCTTGAATGACCGATTCTTCGTTGACAAGACCATACCCATCATCGAAAGCGTAAAGATAAGTGTCTACTACTTCGATACAACGTCGGAAACATTCAAACTCTATCCCTTTGGGGGCGAAGAATTCATAATCAAATTATCAATGAACGGAACCAAAGACAAACTCAATGCCATGAAGACACAAGATCAAGAGGACAAGAGACTGGAGGTAGAGGTGGAAGAAGAAAAGGAAAAGGGATACAAACCAACCTTCGCCACCAGACTCATCAACTACTACAGAAATAACACTTCATCCAACGACCTCAAGGAAGAAAAGGAACCCGTGGGCGCTCTTCTTCCCAAAAGAGAATTCATGGGTATACCCACCCGAACCATACAAATCATCATACCCATAGCCGTCATCATCATGGTCATCGCATTCCTTTTGGCTAAAAATAAATCTCCAAAATTATCAGTATGACTTCGCCTTCCTATTTCACGCCGAATTTCCCAGACTTCAGATATGAATATCATACCCTAACGGTAAGCTCCGCAGATTCAACCTCCGAAAGCAGAAATACGTTCACCGTATACCTCACCACGCCCATCAACAACGTGGTTCAAGCATCCTTGGTGGCTGCACACATACACACCCTATCGACCGTGGAACACATATTCGTATCCGTAGATGAACTCAATACCCATTTCAATGACGTGGGAAGCCTGACGCAACCGAATGAATCCACGACACCCGCCAGCAGAAAAGCCTTTGCATCCCTACTAGTGGACTCGACGACCCACGGGAACTCGGACGTGGAAATAACATATAAAAACGATTACCCGAACACAACACAATACATTAGAGCTATAGACATAAATAAGTTGACGATTAAATTACTGGACGAAAATGGAAATACTATACCGAGGTCAACCAACGACACGAGAACTCACCTCATATTCAGGTTTGTGACAAGGTCGAAGAATATTCCTCCCTACTAAAAATCCTCCTTCGTCTCCACGATGTTCCATGTGGTGTTTCCCGTTCCACGCTCCTTCTTCAACTTTTCCAGACGCATCCCGACGGCCTTGGGCGTCCTCCTCAAGTGCTTCTCCAACTCGGACATGTCCCTTTCCTTGTTCTCCCACAACCAGTCCTCGTCGTCGCTCGTCCACCTTCCAGTCTTTAGATCACTCTGACTCTTGTTGAAATCCAAAAGCATCTTGTCAAACTCGGATACATGCTTCTTGATCTCATTGAACTTCTCCATAAGTTCTTCCATGGAAACCTTGGGCTTGGGAAGCAATTCCTGATGACCGTTCGCTCGGTGCCAGATCACCTTCTCCCAAAATGCCTTCATCACAGGCTTGTATTTAACCCACCACTCCCGATCCCTCTTTATTTCCACCACCACAAATTCAGCTGGCTGTGGGTAGGTGATACTCTCGGGACGGTACTGAACGAAGTCGCACACCTCCAAATCCAAAACCTCCATCAATACCTGAACCTGAGCCAAATACCACACTGGAGGCTGACCATCCCCTATGGGACGCGAACGAGGACACTTTATCTCGAGCAAACGAGCCGAATGGGTTATGCCGTCGGGTGAACCCCCTAACCATAACTCGGTGGGATGTTGCTCAAGACCAATCTCGAAGACCTTCTCACCAGTCCTCTTCTCGTATATCTCCCTAGCCTCATCCTCGTATTTCTGTCCGTGTCCCGTCGCCCAAGTGGACTGCTCCTTCTTCACACCACACTTTGACAATATAAGCTCCTCGGGCTTCTGATAAGGGTTTACGCCGATGGCAGTACCCGCGTCCGAAGCAGTGAGCATCGTGTTCCTCATGGCAAACCATGCCTCCGACCTCTGTTCGGGGTATTTTTTATCAAAGAACTTGCGAGCTTGCGGATGCATCTCCATCTTGACTACAATTCTAACCTGTCGTTTAAAATGTAAACCTGAATGAAATTTTTACATTTTAAATTATCTTAATTAATTACTATTTTAACCTGAAAACATCTCCTCGGGATCCATAACCTCCTCTACCACCTCGGGTTCCGGCTCGGGTTCCGGCTCGGGTTCCGGCTCGGGCTCAACAACCTCGGGTTCGGGTTCAGGCTCGGGCTCAACAACCTCGGGTTCGGGTTCAGGCTCGGGCTCAACAACCTCGGGTTCGGGTTCAGGCTCGGGTTCCG